ATCATCGAGCCGTACTCATCCGCCATGTCAAGTTGAGCCTCATACCAAAGCCCGGTATCGTCCATCTTGATGTAGCCTGTACCGATGCTCTTCTTGCCAACCTGTGCATCCATACCGTGGTGATAGTAGACGTTCAGCGGTACGCGCTTGCCTTCAGACATCGGGAATCCGTAGTCGGTTGACTTAGTGAAATAATCACCCTCAAGGTCAGCACTCTGGGTATCGCCAAAGCGCACCAGATAACCCTTCACGTAACCAAGCCGGTCGCTCTTGATGCAGTCTGCGGTAGAAGTCAGCAAGTCCATACCCTCACTATCCCACAGTGCATTTTTCATAGGTAGGTCGTTAGATCCGGTTGGTATCCCTCTAGGTCTCTAAGCGGTAATACCCGTGTGGTAGGCCCCCAGTCAGCGTTAGGTACCACGGTTGCCATGTCACTGAGCGGTAGCCCTTCACTGTAAAGGTTGTAGCGGGCGGTGCCTAGTATCTGGTGGGCTTCAACCTGCGTAAGCCCATTTAGAATCTCTTCACCGGTTGCCACCTTTGGGCGGGTATCCGGGATGGAAGAATCGCCGGTAATCTCTGCCCATGAAAGCGTTTCCGGTATCATCACGCATCTACAGTTAGGGTGGCTTGGCATGATGGTATCGGTGGCTTGCAAGGTGCCAGAGAGAGCCAAGCAGGCAAGGCACACCCGCGCGTCTTGCGTAGCCTGCCGCCGGTATCCGGTCACTGCGCCATTCTCGGTGTATAGTTGCCGCTGTGCTTCCCGGCTTGCACGTATCATCTCGGTACGTGCTATTGTCTCTGCACGGCTTCTACCGATGTCAGCCGCCTTGCGTACCCGCCGTGCTACCGTGCGTGGGCCTTCACCTAACGAAATGCCTTGTACCAAAGCCATCTGCATAGCATCGGTGGTTACTTGTGGGATGGCATCGAATAGGACAGCCAAAGGCGAACCATCGCCTGCGAACCCGACAAAGGCCTGCAAGGCTTCGTCAGGTAGACTTGTCCATGAAGTACCAAGGGTAACGCCTGCGGGCTTGCGACCCGCTGCCGCTTCCACAAGGCGCGGCGTTGCCTCATTAGCAAGGATAGCGGCTTGTAGTTGCCCATCGGCTGTAATCACTGCCCCCTCTACCGAGAACTTTTTGAGGTTCTTTCCGAGCTGCTCAATGTTATCTATGATCCGCTGTCGCATCCAAAGGATTGTCTCGGATGGCGGTTCCCCGTTAGCTTCACGCTCGGCTATCCGTCCCTCCAGCGCTTCAAGCTCATCGATGCTGGCCTTGGTTGCGGCTTTGTATGCGCGTTGCATACGGCTGATGGCTACACCTTCACGCTCTAGCAGGTCATTCCGGTACTTCTGGGATGCGGCATAGATTCTGCCCGTGCCGCTGTCTACTCGCTTGAGATTTCCTCCAGCGAATACCCGTAAAAAGGGTGCGACTTGTACACTACCCCCGGAGTGCATACGTGGTCACCGTCAAGGCTCTTGCCGTCTGGCTGCATTGCGTCCCGCTTGGATGTAGACCAGCGGAACCCGGCATCACCGCCCCACAAGTCCCAGGCTACACGCCCCGGTGAAGGGAAACCTTCCTCGCCGCTGTTGAACCCTTCAGCCTTCTTGTCGACTTCATGCCGTGAAAAGAAAGAATACATCCGGAGGATGGTGTCTTCGGAAAGTTTCTCACCGTTGACAATCTGGTTTGCTCGCGCAAGGCCTACCCGCGTCCCGCCATCGAATCCTTCTGCCTTCCAATCAAGCGCCCTTTGTGCTGCTTCAACCATGCCAGCGTTCGGTACAAACTTCATCTCGTACGCTTTGGCTTCATCCCGCAGGGTAACCGGTGCGGCTCCCGTGTGCTGTACTGGAAGGTTCAGGAAGTTGGTAACGCTACCCGGGTCGTAGCCAGAGCGGATGAGGATACCTGCCGCGTTGGTTGTCTCTGCCAGCGATGCACCCGTGCCAGCCTGTACGCTGATGGCGGATGGATGCAGTACGCCGGTATCTTCCGGCACAGCTTCCAGCCCGGCTATGCGCTTGGCTTCAGCCCGATCAATGATGCCAGACTTGTACAGGCGCTCTGCCCGTGTGGCTTCCGCTTGCATATCATCGGCAAGCGCCCGCACGGTTTCAAGGTCGTACATTACATAATCACCCTGCTGTGTCTCAGGGTATTCCGGCAGCAGGTCAGCGGTGATGGCATCCGCCAAGGTACGGAGCAACGGCACCATGCCATCTTCCCATGCCGCCTGTTGCGCTCTCTCATAATTACTGTAGGTAGACCGCTCTAAGCCACTTCCAAGCCCTAAGACCATAGGGTTGATGCCAAGGGCTGAACAGATACGCTCCTCCGGTACACGCCTCACAGAATCCAAAGCAAGCTCGGAAGGAGTAAGGGATACCCTATCCATCTTGTACGCACCGGTCATAACCACGATACCGCCGCTACCGTCTCCGGTAAGGTCTTCATGCAGTTGCCGCTTGACCTGCCGAGCATCGTCCATGCTCATGTCTACCGATGTCTCTTTGGCATCAGGCCCGACAATCAATGACGGCATAGCCCCGTTAGCCAAGAGTCCATAAGCGGTAGTGCTTGCCGTGTTGTCGGTGGCAATCTCGCGCAGTACAGCGGTAAGCGGCGCACGGCCTATCCGGATATCGCTCGGGTCTCTGCCGTACCGGATGTGGATGATGTCACTTACCGGGATGTCAAAGGAGCGCCCATCCGTGGTGTAGATGTAGTGGGTTAGCGGGTTTACGCCGTTACCTACCGGTCTGACCATGTCCTGCGGTAGAAACTGTAGAGCGGTCACCGTGCCACGGGTGGAAGAGCGAATCTTGCGGAGGTAGGTATTACCAAACAACTTATAGTCTTGGATGCACCAGCCCCAGAATAAAGACCCCATTATCATCGGATCAGGTTGCGCCATGAGCTGAATAACCGGATGGTCTTCTACCGGCTCTGCCTGTTGAGAATCTATCGGTCGGTAGTAGCGTGGCGTGGCCTGTGGGTAGTTACGCACGTACCAGTCAATAGCACTAGCAACGACACCATTCAAGCCAAGGTCACCGGCAACTCTAGCCCAGTCCTTAGTACTTCCAGGGAGCGCCCGGCGCAGGAGTGTTTGCAGTTGACCAGAGCCGTAACCGGTTAGGTAGATGTCCCTAGACTGGCTAAGCGGCAATGGCAATGCCTGTGTCGGGTTGGCTGCGGCTTTACGGCCTAAGAAGCGGTCAAAGATACCCATGTCTTCAGTATCCCACAAAAAGAAAAAGCCCCCTTGCGGGGGCCTGTGGCGGTTGGCGGTTTAGATTGTTTTCATCTCGTAGCGGTATGCGTCTCCGCTTACGATGTAGGTCTTGACGTTGCCGTCTTCGCTTGAGCCTTCGTAATACCAAGATGTTTCAGTGTCTGCGTTCATCTTGATAAGCGACTCTGCCCATTCACCGGCACACTGCCAAGTACCAACCGGTGCTACATCAACAACCACGCCATCCTCAGTCAACACTTGGCGAATCTCTTTGTTTGCGGTCTTCAGTTTCATATCTCTATCTCCCTGCTTGATGTCAACAATATACACTGTAGGTATATATACTGCAAGGGTATAGAGGTATATATTTTAGACGGCTCCCCAAGAACGCTTTGATCCGCACACCTGCCAAGCATAGGCCAGGGCATCAACCACGTCATCATGCCGCCCAACCGGGAAAGATAGCAACTCATCTTCAAAGTAAGCCGGGAGGCCTTGGCAGTGCATGACTTGGCTTTGCTCGTACCGGGCTTCGAGAGGCGCAAAGCGGGTCACTTTGTCACGGTCTGGCCGGATGCCCCGTATCGGCAACTTAGTACGCCGTAGGAGCTCCTGCACGACAGCGGCTTGGTATTGCACCTGCTCGATGCCGATCATGCTAGGATTCCACTTAGCCGCCATCATCTCGATGAACCGTAGCACGGAAGCAAAGTCCGCGCGGGTACGGTTGATGTCTCTAACGTAGATTGTCCCATCGTCACCACGGGAGACAACAGCAACCCCGGTGTAGTCGGCTTCACTCTTAGTGCTGATGGCAAGGTCAACCCCGATATAGGTGGGCAACCCTTCAGGACAATCGCCATACCGCAACCACTCCCGCTTGATACGCGCTCCCGCCGCATCCACGAACTCCGCTAGATACTCCTGCCGGAAAGCAATCGATGGCAAAGACTCACCCGCCTTGCCTACCTCCTCAGGATCTATCCAAGGGTTAGCCGTTGTAGGCATCTGCCAGCTCATCCAGTCAGCATCCGTAGCGGCCTGATTGTAGAGCGTCCTAAAATAGTTAGAGCCTTTAGGCGTACTGAGAAAGAACGCATCCCCCTTGTAATCGGTTAGCGTTGGGCGGATGGCTTCCGTCCAGGCTTGCTCTAAATGCCGTGCCATTGCCGCTTCGTCAATGATGACCCGCTTGTACTTTCTTCCACGGGCAACGGTGCTAGGATCATCCAAAGTCCAGTAGTCGATTGCTGCCCCGGTTATAAGCTCGATGCGCGGGGCTGGGCTTTGTACGGCTCGGCGGATAACCGGTGCATAGATACGCTTATGATCGGCGTATGCCTCTTCAAGCAAGCGGTAGGTAGGAGCGAACCACGCGCAGGGCAAGCCGTCAATCAATACTGGGTCAGATAAAAGGTTACCGCCTAGCGTTGTCTTACCAAAGCGTCTCCCGCAAGCAAGGACGTTGTACCGCTTGGCTTCCCGCAGGATGACCTGCTGGGCTTCATGCGGCCTTGGTAAGACTAATCGAATATCAGGCAAGGCTGGTACGCTTTCTCAGCTGCAAGGATACGGGCTTTCGCTATCTCGATGTAGTCTGCATCCATCTCGCAACCGATGAACCGGAAGCCTTCAAGCACTGCACCCCGCCCGGTGCTACCTGATCCAGTGAATGGGTCAAGCACTACACCGCCGGTAGGTGTAACCATGCGGCACAAGTAGCGCATTAGGTCGGTAGGCTTTACGGTTGGGTGGTTGTTATCGCACCCATCGTTTCGGTCTTCACTACTTGATTTTGAACAATAGAAAAATCTAGAATCTTCACCTATTGTTCTAACAACGTCAGGGCTACCATCGTGCAACACGTTAGCAGGCCAACGGCCCGATGGTTTATATTCTGACAAATCTACTTGATGTTGAATTCCTTCAGATATGAATGTTCCACCCTTGTCATTTATGTTGGTTGAGACTGGCTTATCCCATGCCTTTTCAAATCCATCATCGCAAGGTATCCGGCAACCGTCTATGTTGATTGCGCCTGTACCCCACTCCTGCACGTTCTGCGCTACCGTGGCTTTGAAGGGCTTCCGTGCCATCGTGATAGGCTCCATGGCTGGCTTTAGTGCTGTACCCCAGCCCTGCCATTGTTTAGCCGCATCCGTGGCAGGGGCTGGAGGCACATAACCTTTTGTAGGAATAGTCTTACTGATGTTTGCATTGTGACTTGACCCGGCTACAGTGAAGCCCTTGAATTCCGGTTTGAGAATCCCTGCCTCCCTGTCAAATCCTTTACTCACATTGTGAGACTTAGGGAACCCACTACCATACATCCACGCTAACATATCCCGAATCTCAAACCCGGCATCTTCAATGCGTACCGCCATCCGGTGTTGAGTCCTAGTACCGGCAAACGCCAGCAGGTAACCGCCTGGCTTTAGCACTCGCAAGCATTCTGCCCATATCTCGGTAGATGGAACGTCATAATCCCAACGCTTGCCCATGAAGGATAAGCCGTACGGCGGATCGGTTACAACAGCATCAACCGAGCAATCCGGCATGGTTCGTAGGATGTCAAGACAGTTGCCGTGGTGAAGCTCATGCACCGGGCTTATCCGCATACTCCACGATGACCTTGACCGGTGAACCGTCTGCGCCGGTCTGCTCTACTCTGCTAGACCAGTCGGCCTTGTGCTTGCGTTCAAGCCACCATGCGGCAGCTTGCCATGTCGTGCGGGTTGCATCTTGGATGACCTGAAGGTTGCGTAGCTCCGCTTCACCTTCTGCTTTTTCTACAGCGTATGAAAAATCTGAATATTCCTTGAGCCAGTTGGCAAGTGTAGTCTGATCAATACCAGCGGCAGCACAGGAAGCCCTGCGGGTGTTACCACCTCGCAGAGCGTCTGTGAGCTTGGCTACCGTTGCCGGTGTGTACTTGGTTGGTCTACCTGCTCCGGGTTGTGCTGCCATCTTCGTACTCCTTTTCTCTACTCATCTAGATTCTTCCTGATTTCCGCGCTGGTAGCCCAGAGCATAGCAGCCCTCATCTTTTCTTTGCTGATGCCTTGGGCTTTAGCCTGTTTCTTTACATCAGCATACAACCAGCGAATATACAGTTCGTTGTATACCGCCAAGCATCCAGCCCCAACCAAAGCACCAATGGCAAATGGAATCATTTGGTTTCTTCCCATATCGGCTCGCCGGTAACCGGATTGTACTTACCGATCATCCAGTCTTCGGCAAAAAGGTCACCAGCGGTAAGCCAGATGACGCTATTGTTTTCCTTCACCTCTGTACCCTCTGCAACGCTGAACACGTCCCAAAGTTCACTGAACCGGAAGTGTAGCCCATCAGGCCACAAAGCCCGGCGTATGGGCTTCTCTGCCAGCAAGGCATCAAGTGCCTGGTTGTACTTCATTTGATTACTCCCATTGTGATCGGCAGGTGTTCAGCCATCAGTGCCTTGATGCTGTCTGCTATCTCCCTATGCTCTAGTTGCGTATCTTCCTGCGTCCTGAGCTGCACGTAGTGAATCCAAGACCGTATCGTGCCAGACATATACAAGGTGGTTGGACAGCAAAGCGGTAATACCATTCTTGCCGTTTCCGCAGCGATACCGGCCTTGATTAGTTTGTTGTATGTCCAGTAGCCACGGGATACGGAAAGCTCAGCGTCTAAAATGACTCCTTGCATCTCGGCATCCAACTCTTTCCATTCTGGCAACGGTTGGGAGCTTTGCCGGTTAGTTGTACCAGCAAGCCTCATATCCCCCAGAATAGGGTAATCGTGAACCTCTGCGTACCGTTGTGAGAACTCTTGGAAAGAGAAACTTCGATGCCTAAGAATCTGCGGTGCGATAGCACGGGTGGTCTTGATTTCCACGCACATACTAGCCATCTCAAAGATTGACCAGTGGCCGTGCTTGATGCAGTACTTTAGTAGCCCTGCCACGTCTGGGTTGTCTTGGTTGGATGGGTTGCTGACCCTCGCGCAGTATCCGATGACCTGCTCCGCTTCCGGCGTGATCCAGATTAGTTTTGTCATCCGTTGTATATCTCCCAGTCGAAAGCCAGTACATCAGCACTACCAAATGATGCCACCCGGCTGTAGTGCCGGTTCCCAGCACCATCAATGAGATACAAGCATATCTTGCCATCAACGATTTGAAGGAACCAAGCGGCAGCGTGTCGGCGTACCGTCATGCCAGCCCGCAAGCGTTCAAGGGCGGAAGGAAAGCCACCGCCGGAAAGGTTCATCCGATGGGCTTCAATGCTCTTCAGCTGTTCTTCAGTCCGTTCTTTCAGCCACCGATTGACGGTTGTGTGTTGGAATCCTACAGCCCTTGCCGCTTCGTGGCATTTCATACCTTCAGCTACGAGGGTCTCGTATCGATCTAAAAGATGCTGTCGCTTTGCGCGGTTAGCAATCACCGATTCGTTTGGTCTACCTGCCATTACTTATCTCCTTGGCATCATTTACTACCCGGTCGGCATACTCCCTGGAGCGTGTCACAAGGTAAGCGGCGTACCAGAGAACCTTTAGCCGGTCTTCTTCCGCCTGCCCTTTATGCTCCTGCCGCTGTAGGTATTTGAGAATAGAACCGCTGACGAAGTCGAGGTTCCAATCTTCGATTACCGCCAGCGCGTCAAGCTTGCCGACCGTGTAGTGGTTTCTCACCTATTCGTCAAACGGATCCGCGATGTCATCCGTTACCGGTACGGCTTTGCGTAGGGGCTTCGGTGGTGCAACCTTCACTGGCTTCACCGTTTCAACCACGTTGGTAAGTTCGCCGTTCATCTTCTGGCGTGTACCAACCACTACCTGCCATGGCTTGGCTTTGAGTGCCGGGAGGTCAAGGTTGCGGTATGCGTCTTGAGTCATACGCCCGACCATGCCATCAAGCAAAAGTGTCAGCTTGGCTTTGTCGTTGCCATAACTGGTTTTTGTGTACTGAACAAACCGGAAGGGTTGCCCATCATCATCGCCTACTTCGGTGGTCTCGAATACCCACTTTAGGTTTGGCTCCAACACGTTTGGATCATCAAACGATTTGCTTTGTACGGCTTCAACGTCTACCAATGCACAGGCGTAAATGCCTGCCTCAGCTGTACTAAACTTTTTGCCACTTCCTTCACTGAAGGTCGTGTGCTGTGCAAAGAATCCCATTATCAAACTCCTTGGGCTACTGCCCGGTCGTTGGCACTATTGCCACACCAGTTATATACCCACTCAGTGGATATTGTCAAACACTTATTTTCATCGGTACAAAGTTCCGACCCACTCCCTATAATGGGCATCAGTATGCCCGCCTAAGCGGGCGGTACTGATTGCCCATAGGGGGTTTTCAAAGGGGGATTTATCCTAACGGTACAAGAGTACAACTCTTAAGCGTACCGTTTTTTGTACCGATAGATTTAGCCCACTTTTACCCAAGGACTACGAGCATAATCCGGGTCAATCTTTCGTATCAAACCCATATCCCGCATCGAGTCCAGGAACTTCAAAGCCACCTGTTTATTGTTGCCAATCACCGCAGCTAAGGCATTGCCAGACATCTTGTCATTCTGATCCAATGCGTTCAAAACACGCTCGATATATTGCTGTTCCCGCTCTGCTTCAGCACCGCCAACGCAGGGCTGTAAAACGATAGAGCCATCCTCACGGGTAACAATCTTATATGACACTTCTACAAAGTCTTCCTCACCAATATGGCGCTGCTTAGTTGTCTTCATGGTGTAGATGCCGTCTTTGTTTTCAACCGTGGCCACAAGGTCAGCCTGTGCCGCAATCTCCCCCGCACCGCGCATAGCCTCATGAGCCACAGGGCCGGCGTGTATGCCCTTCTTGTGATGGTGTAGGGCAACTATAGCCGCGCCTGATTCATTGATGCCTTTCATCTGATCGTAGAGTTTAGCCATGTCGGTGTTTGAGTTTTCATCGTAGCCATGAACGCGCACAAAGGTATCAAGGACAACGATGGATATCTCATGCTCTTTCACGTATGCAACGATGTCGGCTAAGTGTTCCGGGTTGTCAAGTTTCACCATTTGCTTTTGCATGATGTGAACATTCTCTGCACCGTTAGCGCAGAGCTGGAAGAATCGTTGCCAGAAGCGCCCGATACCCATTTCCTCATTGATGTATAAAACCTTGCACTTTGTCGCTGGTAGGCTTCCCATCCATAGTGAACCATCAGAGCAAGCCCGCACAAGGTCTACAGCAATCCAAGATTTGCCTCCTCCTGGCGGTGCGGTAATGAAGTGCATACCGCCACGGGTGATGAAGTTTTCAACCAACCATTGGGCATCATCAGCGAGTGCGGCAGCATCGCAAAACTGTTGCCAGTTCATGAACTCCAGTTTCCGCTTAGGTGGAATCTTTGCGGCGAGCTGCTCCCGGAGCATTGCCGGGGTTAGCGGTTCCCGGTCGGACTCTGGCCAGTCAGACCAAGCCCGCCCGGCTTTGAAGGCTACGTCTGCCTCATCCATCGGCGGATCACACCACTGCAGATTCCAAGCAAGCGCCGCCGGGTACGCTGAATCATAATCGATGCCGGTAGAGCGGAGGTATCCGATATAAGCCGTTAGAGCGTTATCCCGCCCACCGTAAGGGCCGCCGCCCTCTGGATGCCGCGTATAAAGTTTCGCCATCGTGCCATCACCGGACGGCTCACCCGGTTCCCGTTGCTTACGCTCCGGCTTAGGGTCGGGAAAGTCCGGGATGTCCCAGATAGATGTGATTTTAGGATCCAAAGTAATACTCCATAATTTCCGGCAGGTCGGCACGGACAATGTCTAATCGATATTCCCAAGCGGCGTTGCTTTCAAACGCTTGACAGGCTTCCTCAGCTTCAAGGAAGAACACATCCAGTAGGTCGGTTATCCTACCGCTTGCATGGCGGATGCGGGGTACCGCTCTGCCGAGCTGCCCTTGCTTTGCGGAAGCCAGCAGGGCATCTAACCTGCCATCTTTTAGGTGCCGAACAATCAAGGATTCCTTGTGGGTTGGACGCATAGCCCCGCCCTTGAGCAACGTTACCGCCTTGGGTTCATCGGGATTCTTCCAGTTCAACGTACCGGGGATACGCATGATGCGATCAACATTACCTACCGGGTCAGTGCCTAGAATAATGCTGTTTTGCCAAGAGCGTATCTTTGCCTCAATGGCTGTACGGTCTTTGGTGTTGCGGCAGTTGGCAACCGCAGGGAGCATGACGTACCCGTGCCACCCATTGCCGGTGTGAATCACGATGTCGCAGCCGTCAAGTAAATCTTGACTACTGCCGGGTACCTTAGCATCAAGGTCAATCCAAACGGAACCGACCTGCTCGATGCTATCCTTACCGAGCTTACGCCCTGGACCCGGAGGTGCAATCCTTGGGCATACCCCGCAGTACACATCGTAACCACGCATTGCAAGGCTCATGATGTGCTGGGTTAGGGCTTGCCCTTCTTCACCCTTTAGGCAATGTGGCAGCCTGTAGGTGGTTCTGTTAGCGTGGGGCTTGACCTTAGATAAAGGTCTGATCTCAATGAAGCCGTCAGAGTACGGCTTGAATAGATGCCGGAGAAAGGCGATAGCCTGACCCGCATCCGTGGCAGGGAGTGCCATGGGGTTACCTAATTTCCTGTGTATTACCTTCCGTGGAACCCTCGGTAGCTACTCCGAGGGTGGACAAAGTCCATAACCACAGGAAAGGTTACCCACATTATACATCAAAAGGAAAACCAACATGATCGGCTATCGCCTTGGCGGCATCGTGCCAAGAGTAGGCAACCACAAAAGTGTAGCCGTGCGGCTGGAGCGCATCCCGGAAGGATACCTGCCCCGGTGTAAGCCGACCTTTACCGGCCTTCATTTCGATGAACAGACCGGGAGTGGGAACCGGTAGAAAGATATCCCACACGCCCGCCCGTACTCCCATGGCCTTGAACTTTGCAGCTGTACGCGGGTCACGGTAGCCACCGTTAGGGCAATGGTAGATGGTAGCAAGCTCAGGATGTTTAGCCGACATTAGGCGCACCCAAGTTATCAGGGCTATCTGCTCGCGGTCTTCAAGGTGCTTCAAGTCAAATCCTCAACTTCGTACCGTCCCCGGATGGTTGCTAGGGCTGTCTCTATCTGCGCTTCAATGACGCTTACGGGAGTCTTGTACCGGCTGGCTATTGTCCGCAGGGTCTCCGGCTTACTACCATCCAAACCAAAGCGCCTCACAAGCAAATAGCGGGAATCGTCATCTAGGCTTAGCAAAGCATCACCAAGCCTATCTGCCCATGTATCTGCGATGTACGCCTCTTCGGGGCTTGTGGAGGCTCCTAGCACCCTGCAATCTTCATAGACTAACCCATCCGTGCCAGACACCGGGACATTGATACTAACCGGCTGTACTTGTTGGGAGTCCCTGGCGATGCCTATCATCGTAACCGATAGCCCGGTATAGATTGATAGCTCCTCATCGGTTGGAGGTATGCCGTGCTGGTGGAGGTGTTGATCGTGTGCCTTGCGGATGCGTAGCCATTTGTAGATTGTGTGCTCGGATACCCGTATGGTCTTGCTTTGGGTTGACTGATAACGGCGGTACTTTTGAATAATCCACTTCATTGCAAAGGTGCTGAATCTTAGCCCCCGGCTGGAATCCCACCGTTGTATGGCGATAATCAAGCCCTGAAGGCAAAACGCTACAGCATCTTCAAAGTCATCTTGCTTGTGTATCTGCTTGGCCATCTCTTTGCATAGGCCGGTGTTACGGTGAACCATTTCCGCCATGCACTCTTTAGGCATGATGCCCGCTGCCCATGCTTGGTGTAGTAAGACCATCTCCTCGTGAGACAGTAAACGCTCCGGTGCCTTGGATAAAGCCCGGAGCGTCTGCCGTACAACGGATCTACTTGGTATCAACTAAAGTCCATTTGTAGCTGCACTTCAACAGTTTCCAAAATGGAAACAGTTGAGGTTATGTCTTCGATTTTCTCTAGATAAAAACGCCCATCAATGCATTTACCATCGGCCAACATATACGAATGCCAAAATCGCGTATCCTGCGTATGCTTGCCCCTGACTGGTTGGCATTCAATGTGGTAATGCTCCGGCAATGGTTTTACTCCCAGTTGATTGATCTGTGCCAAGATATGAGTACAGGTACAAGGCCCATCAATGTCCACGATAACACCGACTGGCCCATGCTTGTGTTTGTAGAAGTCATCCCAGCACTGGAATACCGCTCCAAGCTTCATCCACGTCATGCCACCACCTCAAACTTCCACGTCTCGTAAGCTTTTTCAGGGATTGTAATCTCTGTTGTTTTGTACCAATCACCAGACGTAAGTTGCTTGCGATATTCCAGCAACCTTCCACCTTCTAAGCGATACCGATAAAGCATGGAGCCTTGGGGACGAATCATACATCCCGCTACAAGTTTAGCCATTGCCTCGTTCCAATCAAAGCATGGCAAGTCTGTACGGTTGCGCTCGTTGAGTAGCGGCCCATCATACGGATACGGTTCATCCATAATGATGTTCCATAGATCAGCATCCTTTTCAAGCCACCGGCTAACGTTCTGCCAATACAACCCGGCTATGTCATAACAGGCATCGTACTTTGATTCACCGGCTTTGACTCGCTCAGCTACACGGCTTAGAATCTCAGCCTTTTCAGGCTTAGTTAGGAATCTACGCCGTTGCATTACTTCACACCCTGCGCCTTAAGTGCCGCTGGCTTTGTCTGATACTCGTACCGCATGGCATCGCGGGTAGCAGATACCAGCGCAAGGAACAGCATAACGGCTACCGCAGTAATCACACCTGCACGGATGGAATCCCGCACGGCCCGCTTCCGTCCAAGGTATGCAGACCGGTTAGCCTCCAGCGCATAGTGCCGATCCCTGAGCTTCTGCGCTTGCTCCTGCTGGTCTTGCCACTCGGATACACGGCAAGCCGTACAGGTCTTGTCAAAATCGATTACTTCGCTTCCACACTCTATGCATCGTCGCATTTTCTTATCTCCCTAATCCTTATTCACCCGGTTGCTCTGGTGCTTCCGGTGCCTTGCCCTTGCGCAGGGTTCTACGCATCAATAACTGCTTGCTCAGTTCCGCAGGATCCATGTCCATCGCTTCAGCGAGAGCAATCAGGCTTGTATCTGATGGCGCTTTTTTACCGGTCATATAGTCACTGATGCGTGGCTGCTTGAAACCAGTACGCCGAGACAGTTCGTTTTGTGTCAATCCTCTAATCATGCTCCATATATACCACAGGAATATATTATTGTGTCAAGGGTTTGACATATACACTTACTGGATATATTATTGATGTGTACCAAGGGGTACGGGAGATAAGACAATGGACAGACAGTTTGAACTCAAGGGTTGGGTTGCAATTTATCGGCGATATCAGAGCTATGGTTTATACGAATCAGTTGATGATGCAATAAGTGCGGGCGTTCAACAGTTCAAAAACAATGGTGCTTCATTTGATGTATTTGAAGGATCTAACAAGATGGCTTCGGTGCGTTATCAAAGAGAAGTAGTCACGAGCCGGATTCCTGAATGGATTCCTACTATAGTTCGGTTTTAAGTTGCAATGCCCCCGTAAGGGGGCAAGGAGATAAGAGATGAAGACATCAGCAATCGCAACAGTCAAGTGGGCAATCGAAGAAGGCATGGGCCTTCAGCTCAGCAGTCCTTCAGGCTTGCACGATATCGACCTTGACGAAGCCATTGACGCAATCAACGAGTGTGAAGACGAAGATATCCGGGTAGAAGATGATGTGGTCATCTTTGGCATGGGCGATGTCTGCATCAAGATTGCAGATCCAGATGACTACAACGCTGATGCATCCAACCACGTAACGGGAGAATAAGAATGACAAAGAAAGACGCATACATCATTCTGACGTTAGCACTCAATGAAGGTCTGACGTTTGAAGGTGGCACCTACAAGGGTAACGTCCCTGTTGTGTATCGACAAGACCCATACTGGGTACACACCATCAACGATGGTGCAGGCTTCAACATCGAATACAAGTATCAACGAAAGTTTGCATGGCTTGGCTCACCTGACGAGCTGCGGGAGATAAAGAATGACTAGCAGCGAAACCATAGGGGCAATAGCCCCTTTCCTCATCAAGGCTCAAAGCCGTATGCAAGGCATCAGCAAGGAAGGCAACAACCCTGCCTTCAAGTCCAAGTACGTCACCCTCGACAGCATCCTGGACGCTCTGCGCCCTATCCTTACAGCAAACGATTTGATGCTAACCCAAGGCACCACGGAAACTCATGTCACAGATGGCAAGGTCACATCGATTACAGTAGAGAGCCGCATCATTCACGCTAGCGGTGAGTGGATCAGCACCACGGCAACCATCCCGGTAACCAAGCCTGATGCTCACGGGTTAGGCTCTGCTCTTACTTACGGCCGCCGGTATAGCGTGTCCGCTCTGCTGGCAATAAGTGCCGATGAAGACGATGATGCCAACGCATCGATAGCGCCCCGTGAGGACTTCCGTAGAGGCCCACAGGGCAACATTGTAATCGATGCCCCGCTGAAGGCTAGACCACTGGGAGGAAGATAATGGGATTTGATGTAATCGATGGCGAGCTGTACGACGAGGAAACCGGCGAGTATGCCGGCCCTGCTTCTGGCTGGATAAAGGGCAACGAATCACCGGAAGACTTGGCGCTCCTGGTGATGCGGAAGCGCATGGATATCGAGGCAGCCATAGATGCCGAGACAGCAAAGATGCACGTCATCTTAGCAAACTGTACAGCCATGATCAATAAGCACGCGGCACGGCTTGCGTGGTTAGAGCGCCAGTACAACGCCCAGCTGCAAGACTTTGCAATGTCGCAGTTGCCGCGCAAGGCAGACGGCACACTCAAGGTTAAGACTTGGACTTGCCCATTCGGTACGGTTTCTTTCCGAACCGTTGCCGAGCGGGTCAAAGTGGTTGAGGAAGAGGAAGCCGTTGCATGGCTGATGCATCACAACCCGGATGCAGTCAAGACAAAGCACACCGTCTTGGTTAGCAAGCTCAGCGACTTTGCACTTGACCAAGCGCCAGGGCTTGATCTAATACCGGCTTCAGAATCGGTAACAATAAAAACAGTTTGACACTTATCCACATCCGGTGTATATTCCGGATGTGGTTATACACCGCAGGGAGATAAAGAATGACAGTAGTAGATGAGGTTTACACGATGGAGCGGTTGGAGGAAGTGCTTAAGCGCGACCATACAACCTTTGAAACAATCGAGCTTGACTTTAGCGCAATGTGGAATGAGGCGCGGGGAGCCTACCAGTATCAACGCTCTATCCGTGTTAGCATCCACAACCTTTCCCGGATGCTCTGGTTCACGACCTGCAAGGGTGAATTGTTGAATGTTGTCTACAGCTCCGGTGGAGTAGACATCAACATCAGCATAGAGCAGTTCACGATGGGCGCTCCTGATGATTGGGGTGTACGCGCTTGGATTGCACAGATGGCAAAAGAGTTGATGCCGTAGGGTAAACTGTAGGCACCCGCAAGGGAAACCAAAAACAACAACTGATGCCGGAACTGATGGAAAGAGACCCGATCTAAACAATCGGGTCTTTTTTCGTTACCAGTCGATGCTTACAAAACCGCCGTTACTGCCTAGCTCGCGCCATGCTCTAGCCTTACGGTAGACCCCGTCACCCTCGCGCTCTACCTTGTCTTCGTCTTCCATCTCTGGACTCGTGTTGCCCTCAACGGTCTTGACCCCCCAAGGAAATACACCTATCACAATGCCGATATGGGCAAGCCTGTTGAGCGGTGCAAACCAAAAGCAGCACAGGTCACCGATGCGTACTTTGGTAGGGTCGGCTTCGGCATCCTTGACGCTCAACCAGTTCTTTGTGCGCCGCGCCCAGTTGCCATGATCGGGACAGTAAGCCGAGCGTGGCCAGTCTAGGGGGATGCTTAGCGCCAAGTCATGAGCGGCATTCCTAAGCCGGTACACGACAAAGGCAGCACACCAAGGGCTACCGGGTGGCACAGGTGGAACCGTAGACGCTTGGTAGACTTCAACCGCCTTGCCCCTGTTGTCCCCGGTCTCCTGAACACCAACATTGTCTAGGGCTTCTTTGGCTGCCCTTAAAGCGATAGGTCTACTCATGGTGATATATTCCTTTTGTCGAACTTATCTCCCGACACGGTGGGCAGGCTAACTCCCAATGCTGTTTCCTCAAACTGCCCACCACCCCTTTTACCTTTAGGCGTATGTTCTACCGCCATCCACTGATCTAACAACCGTGATGCCATTATGCTGATGGTTGTACACAATATAAAGGTCATCCAGCCGTTCATAGATTGATATTGAGTCATTAGCCACATTACTAGTAACAACGGTCGTGGCGGCCATTACAACGGTTCCTGAAGCATCAAGAATCTTGCTTTGGATATCACTTCCCGATGTACGCCAGATGTAGATTTCCAGCCCTTGATTATCAACAACCAACGCTGGGTGTGACCCGCTTGCATTTATAACAGTTGCCACGCTTACCGTTCCCCCATCGTTGCTTGTGTAGTACCGTTTCAGCCCACCGGCTTCCTCGGTAAAGATAATCGTTCCAAGGTCAGCATCACGCCGGAGGCATCGAATCGCAAGGTCGGTGACCCCTGTAATGGTTGTAGGTGTCTCGGTGTAGTCTGTACCTAATGGCCCGTTTGCTCGCCATAAACTAACATCACCACTTTGTACCGTTGCATAGAAATGTTCGTAGACTGGATTCCTATCAGCCGAGAAAACGTTTCCGGCTGGTGCTGGATTCTTGAATACAAAGCGGTAAGACTTGTTGACAAATAATGGGTCAGGGTCTCCACTGTTCTGTGCTAGGCATATAGTGTTGTGATTCTTTTGACCTAAGCCCATTGGCTGGGCAGTGTAATATCTGCCGTATACATCAGACACACCGGAGCCACGAACGGAACCGTTAGAGTCTAGTATGAGCTGCACGGTCTCAGCTTCAAGCGGGTCTGCATCAGTTGCAAGTACCAAGCCAGCAGACCGACCACGTTGGTACGAGACAGCCCCAATAGAAAGCCACAAGCTCCCTGCATCGTCCTGCTCAAACACATCAAAGATATCCGGTACAAAGTTCCCATTGATAGAGCGGAAGTACGTCTGTGCTAACACATCCGCTTCTGGACCATCGTCGCTTTGATCGGTTTCTACCCAGTTCTTTATTTGAGCTGAACCACCTACAGTTTTGAAGGTAGTACCGCCAAGCCAGTAAGCATGGCCTGAAGTGCTATTAGCGTAACCGTTACGGATATAACTTGCGCTTGTGAGTGGTGTGCTTGCGCTTGCCGTATAGCCTTGATGGCGCTTCACGGTTCCATCTACCGCGTTCATTGCAGATACAAAGTTTGCTATGGTGCTGATAGTGTTAGTCGCTGGAGTATTTTGCCAAACCGCCCAACCTTCCTCAGTCATGCTGTTACCTTGACAGTCAGCAATGAAGTGTCGATTGGTTGTGTAGGTTACTCCAGCAAACGTTGTGAACTGTTGTTTATTCCATGCTCTGGCTGGCATCCAGTAGCCCTTGGTGTAATCGGAATCTGGCCCTTGGACGGCTAGTTTGATATCACCCATAATCAACCCAGTATGACCTAATGCAATCTGCGTTATACGGGTCACTCCCCAATAATCGCCGTCTTCCATTTGGGCAGCATTGGTCGGATCTAATGGGTTCATCCTTGGATATGGATGGTCGGTTTCATCTAGTGTGCTGGTCTTGTTTTGAGGGCTGCATAGGTCAAGGTACACATCAATAAAAGTTGCACTGTTCGTGCTTACTTCCCATGACTTTGTATTGTTGCCGGGTTGATAGGTCACGCTTATCGTGCCGTTGTGAGTGGTTCCGGATGGTGCTTTTATCTGCACCTTCATGTAACGGTAAGAGTTCAACCCAAAGCCGGGAGCCGTGAAACTTCGAGTGTCTGCAATCGATGCCGTTGAAACGTCTACCTCATCGGCTTGAACAACCGAGGCTCCGGGGAACGACCAGCCACGCATCATCATCGTCGTATTAGTACTGTCATCACCGAGCGCTGTTAGGCTTGATGCTTTGATGTCTGCATAGATCAATGATGGGGTTGTGTCTACCGTTGTGCTTTGGCTTTGTGAGGTTGTACTTGGAGATGTAAGCGTGTCCGATACGTTGTACTTGGCTGAAGACCCGTCTTCTTGAAACTGCCCAGCCGTTGCAATGATGTCGCGGTATCCAACGGGCATATCAAACCCAGTAATACGAACATCAAGGTCATCGTAATAGTTTAGGTTATAGCTCCGAATGCGCCCTTTCAATCGAACCAAGCGCCTCAGCGTGTAGTTAGAAACAACCTCAGCAATAGCGTGTGGATCTAAAGGTGTCGTTCCTTGCACAATACTTTGTGTGGCTGTGGTTGATTGCCCTCCAAAGGAATGAGCGTAACCCGGTACGCTTGTTGCTAGACTTACACCGTTGACTGTCTGTCCACCAATCGTGAAGGTTTTAGCCACGCCGGTATTGTTCTTGTAGAACCAAGCCGTTCTAAGGTCATGCGTCATGGCTGATGCACTAGTGATAACCCCAGAGGCTGTTGCTGTTTGTCCTGCGATTACAACCCGTGCAAATGCAGTACCGCCTACGTTGGCAGTCTCATAGTTGTTGTATGTGATGTCAGGATAATCACTGCCAGCACCACCGAACGCAGGCTGTGTAATATCCCAATACACCGTTGACTGATTGACTTCACCGGTATATGTAGCAAGCAATGCCCCAACGTTCACGCTGATGCCTACAGCCGCTTGTGCAGCTGTACCTGTGCCGCTTTGTAGTATCAAACTAGTTGTGTTGGTTGTGCCAAACCCATTATTACAAACGCACACTGCTCGTACATCCCAAGACCAAGACGATGTACCTAAACTAGATGAACCACCAATACCTAATATCGTGACGGTTACGCTTTGCTGGTTGCTTCCAAAGTTGAAATATTGCGGGTAGAACTCAGCCAGGGGGTCAGGGGTTGGGACATCATTCGGGAATACGTGTACCCTACATTCAAACGATGCCGTAGCACCAACAGTGCTTGTTCTTGCTCGGTCAATATAGACTGCCATTATCCACCCGGCCCCGGTACATAAGTGGTCACACCAGACTTGTATATGCCTTTATAGACACACTGCCGAATCGTAAAGGTGTTGTCTGTCACCTGCTCTTTTACAAACTGGATTTGAGGAATACTCACAACCTGATAAGTGCCGAGCGTTTCGGGAGGGTCAAGCGGGTTAGCAGGGTCTGACTCTTCTAGAATCTCAACCACGTCACCAATCCATACAATGTTTAGATGGTTGTTGACATCAAGATAAGTAAGCAGATCACTCTCCCACTCAATCAACTGCCGACCATTTACCAAGCGTTCACCTAGCAGCTCGGCAGCCTGATCTACAGCCGCTTGACTTGTTAGGGATGGTTCACTTAGGATGTACTCTACCGGCCGTCCTCGCCAGTTCTGTGGCCTTGCAGAGGGTGCATAGGTTGGGTCTTGGCTGTTCACATCAACGTAAGTAAAGTTATAAAGTAATCGGTTCGTTTTAGGGTCTGCACCAATCACCGCAATCTGGTTTGCTTCCGGGCTTTCAAAGTACCGCTTCATGTTTCGTACGGTACGCTTTGCTCCCTGAGCTGCCGTATACCCACCGTAAGCAATGGCATCATAAGTAGACTGATAAAGCGTAACCGCAATGGCAGTACCGACAGCGGTAGGGTCAGAGATAGCCAGCATATAACCGCCCACAGGTGTGCCGTTGGCTGTAGGCTTCCATCCCATAAACCAGTTCGCAAGGTAGGTATCACGGAAGCCTTGAAGGATACCGCCGGGATAATCACCACGCTTAGGTATCAAGGCATAACCAGCCTTTGATATCTCTGCGCTTTGTGGAATCGTAAAGGTGCTGCTGTGATTCTGCTGAAGATACACCGCAGGGTCATAACCTGCTAGCGGCATGATGTTGTAGAACACTTCGCCAATCGAATCACCATCAAGCGGTATTGATTCTTGACACATTGAAACGTCAAAGTCACCAAAGCGGTCTTCACCCGTAAACCTAAGCAAACTAAACTGCGGGCCACCCTCGCCGGGTTCATAGATGATTTCTGGTGGGCTAAGTGTTCCACGGAACAAATCCACCCATACCTTAGTTGCATGGTTTGACTTGATCTGGATTGCTATTGGTCTATCACCGGTAATGGTTGGCTGAGAAACACCAAGGTCAATCAACCGCTTCACACGGGTAGTCATCTCAAGACTGGTTCTGCCATCTTCACCAAGCGAAAGGCTCAAAGATTCAATGGCTGTTGTAATGTCTACATCATGATCTAAAGCCGTGCTGCTGTAGTCTGGATCCATCCAACCATCAGAGCAATACAAACCACTGTTTGTTCCGCCTGATGCAGCACTATAGGCAACCTTGATGCGTACATTCTTTCTTGTACCGTTAGGCACAAACGCAGGGTATCCAGCCACATCCTCAACGATAGAAGGCGTAATGGTTGGGTATGTAGCACCGTCACCAAAGTACTCGTGGTACGTCTGGAAGGTAGGTGTATTCCAATCACCTACAGTAGGGGCATAACGGAATAACTTAGGAGCGCCAAGGATGTAACCGGACTGTTCAAAGTAACATCTAGCAGCTTGGAAGGTTATCTTTCCGTTAGGCACTGTAACCGAAAACGTACCAGCCGGGATGATTGGTGCCGTTGCTATGTCGTTAGGGTAATCAAGATTCTCAAAGGTGTGGCTTAGACACGTCCCGTTATCAGTCCAAATCAGGAGCTCACGTCCACGGAAGGGAATCAATAGTACATTGACGTACTTTTGTGCCGGGTTGAATATACTTGTATATGTTCGGGCGCTACTAAAGTTTGAACCAGACCGGTCGTATTCTTTTTGAAGCACTCCATTACGGAAGATGGCAATAGATCCGTTGTCTCTAAACTTCACCTGCACACTGAAGTTGTTAGGCGCTGAACCACCGGCGCCAACGTTGTAGCCAAGCACCAAGAAAGTATCATCGCCTGATTCCTGAACACTGTTCCGGTAATACTTAAAGTACATCGGACAGTTAGCCGGTAGTGCTGTTGTTAGGTTGATAGGCAAAGTCGATGTAGACAGTTGCTTCAAGCCTTTATCATTGACACTTTTTGAGATTGACAGTTGATGCCACTTGGCAATGTCTGTGCCTGTGAAGTCACTGATGCCGTATCTGGCGTAGTTACCAGTAAAGGTTGACTTCCATGCGGTTGTAAGCGGTAAAGGCTTCAGCATGACCGTAGAAGTACACGGGTCAATCCATACGTTTTCAGACTTAGTAAAGTCCCAGGTGCTACCGTCAGCACCGACAGCAAGCCTGCCCTTGTATGGGCGTGGCTCGCTGATGTCCATGATTACCCGCATCTGTCCAGCCATTAGCGCACCGGCATTCCCTGTCCACCATTGACGGCAAACAGAATATTATTTTGAATCATGTCTTTAATGCCACGGGTAACCATAGTGTCACCACGGATAGGCTTCACCTTAGTTATCTCACTACGGTAGTTCATACCCATACCTGCAAGTTCAGCACCCGTGATGCCGAGTCTGCCCATCTCACCACCACCCAGCGTCTGCCGTCTAAGGTCAAGTAGATCCGCTGATTTCTTGGTATTGGATTCAATCTTTCCCAGAGTGGTTTTTACATCCTTTGTATCTTTTGGTTGTTTGATATCACCACCAGCACCAAACGGATCTTTTTTCTTTTTGTCATCTTCCTTAGCTTGGTTTAGTTTTGATTCAAGAGCATATCTAAACCCATAAAAGTCAGACATAACATTGCCTGTATCGCCCGTGGTTTTACCAGTTGGGTCAAACATTCTTGGCAGTGCCGTCAGTAGGGTCATGCTCCTTGAGCCAATGCGCTGAAGACTACCTAAGAATGTTTGGTCCTTGCTTACGTTCTCCCATTCTTTGATGATGTAAGAAAGGTTTCGTGGCAATATGTTTGCCATAGATGCAAGCACCGCAACAATGTCCAAGAATACGGACTTGACATCAAGACCAACACCGACAATGGCTTCTAGTGGTTTCATCATCTGCTCGGCAAATATCTGTGGAAATTGACTAGATGCAATTTCGCCAGCAATACCACCGATAGCCTTATAGAAAGGTTTCAAGGCGTTGTTTGTAACTTCACCAAACTTACGCTCAATCATTTGCAGAGAATCTAGCGTTGTTGCCTTCAAAGCTTTAGTCGTATCGGCTGAACGCTTCAATGCACCGCTGTACTTTTCATCAATGATTTTTTCAAGTGCAACCATTGCTTCTTCGGCTGAACTTAGCAATGATCCACCAGCATCAAACTTGACACCCTTGGCAGCCATGTCTTTTTTGCTGATACCCATCGCGCCCATCACTTCAGCATCTGGCATCTGCCCCTGCTTAAGCATATTCATTGCACGGGTATACATCATCAGGCGTTCTTGGTCGGCTCCCATAGCCTGACCAAGTTTGGTAATCATTGGCAGAACGCGTTCTACATTCTGTCCAAAGGCAGCAAGGCTAACTGTAGATTGTTCAAGTTGTTGGGTAGTAAACTCTGACGGTCCGGCTTCCTTAGCAGCCAACGCCATGAGTTCTTGAGCCCGTCTAGCAGACCCGGTCAATCCTTCAAGCCGTGCCTTCATGGCTTCAAACTCTTCACCAGCCGCACGGCTGTCAAACATCATCTTGTATGAAGCGGCAGATAAGCCAAACATAGCTGCAGTAAAACCAGCAACTGCGACGGCTCCAGCCCCAGCAGTACCAATAAAAACAGCCATGCGAGGTGTGATTGAGGCGTATGCTTTACCGACATTGGCTAGAGCATTGGCTACATTGACTCCAGCAATCTCTAAACCATCAAACGGCTTCTTTGTTTCATCGGCAGCCTTGGCTGTTTTCTTTAGGTCTTTCTCGGTCTCATTGAGTTTCCGCTTGACCTCGTCCCCACCTTGAGCGGAAAGTTTTACTACAAGTTCTGCGACTGTCATAGCACCCTACCTTGAAGACTTTTGATGAGGGCTTCCCACCGTGCATCTTCCATCTTGTCTTGATGCCTTCCAGCCCATACAACCTCGTACACCTGCCCCATAGATAAATCAAGCTCGGAAGGATGCCGACCTAACCGGTTCACGGAGTAGTAGAGAAATTCTCCGGCTACTCCGTACAGGCGTTTTTTACTTCGATTACCTCTTCATCTACTGTGCCACGCTGGAAGTATTCCCAGTGCTTGGCAAAGATGAAAAGAAACACATCACGATGGTTACGGGCAAGACTACCAAAAGACCGGATAGGCGATACCTCAGTATCGGTGTCATCCTTTATGTAGGTCTTGCCAAGTAAACACACTTGATCCAACATCAGCGCCGGAAACTCAGGGAATGCAATCTTGATTTCTTGCTTGAGTTCCGGATTAGGGAAAAGGTCAGCAGCCCTTGGTTCTCGAAACCGGATGATGTCATGCTCCCCGGTTACTTCAAACAGATCGATTACAAGGGCTGTTTTTTCTTCCCGCTTCAGCGCATCAATGCGGGCTAATCCCATTAACTAACCACCGTCGTGAAGCCGAATCCACCAAGGGTGATTGTTGCGGTCTCTGTGCTGACTTCACCGGGTGTAAGGTTGATAGTTGCATCTGTAACCAAACCATTGTAAACCTTGGTCATTGATGCGACAGTACCAGCACCGTCAAGGTCAATCTCAACCTTGCACAAGTAACCAACCTTGTCACGGAAGATAGGCCCGGTTGTCTTGTCTACATAAAGCTCGATTTCAAGCGTACCGGTTTTACGGGTTTCAAGTGTTTCGATCACAGTAGAACACAAGGTAGATAGGTCAATCGTGCTTGACTGGATTGAAGCCCGGACGCTCTTTGATTGACAGGTGTAAGCGGTTGAAGGAGATGCAGGTGTAGGCGATGCGCCAAGCTGCGCGTCAGTACCAAACGATACTTCAACGGTTGCATTGCTGACTAGAATAGGTGCTGGCATAAGTTACTCCACAGACTGAATGATGTACGTGGCGGTTACGGCAACATCAGTCCGACCACCTTCCGATAAAACAAAGGATTGCCCAGCAACGTCACGGGTACAAAACAGGTTAGGCGTGGTGGTTGTTACCTTCTGCCCATCGAGCAGAGTATCAATCCTTGCCATTATTGTTTGCGCTCTTGCCATGCTTAAGGCTCCACTTGCAGTATCCCACACGGTGATTCTGTACCCGCTATCGGTCAAGAACCGACCATTACAAAGGCTACGCTCAAGCACGGCTTGTGATGCAGACGTGAAGACCACGTAAGGCACCTGTACTGGTCTGCGGCTGATAGGGTCTACCTGTGGCGCAACGGCGTTGTAGATGCCCATCTGATAACCGTTTGGCTCGTTGTTAGGAGCAAGTAAACCAAGCAGGGTAGCGTCACCGGTTAGGGTTTCGTAAATCCACTGGTCTATAGTTGGCAGTTCGTATGACATTACTGGCCTCGTAAAACACTTCTAAGCGCACGAACAAAGATAGGCCGGATTGCCATAAGAGCCGGTTCCATAAACGGGCGAGCTGGTACGGTGTTGCCACCCTTTGAAGTCCATCCAAGTTCAAGCGGTACTGCGTACTTTGCATCGGCTTTGATCGTTGCAGATACGCCCTTACTTCGATCTAGTTGCATTGCATGGTTTATGCTGTTCGCAAGAAAGCCGGTATCACTGTTAGGTGGTGAACCCGGAGGGCTTGACCAATGAACAATGTCATTGTCCTTGCCACTCCTGTATTCTCTATAGTGTCCGCTGTTTGTAGTAATACTGGTTTTGGCGTTGGCTTCAACGTCTGCCGCAGCTTTACCTACAATCATGGTTATCTTGCCTAGATTCGCCTTGTACGCATCTAGGGCAGTGGTCTTCAAGGACACAGTTACATTCACGGAGCCAGCACCTGTATCTGTAAAGGGCCAAAGCGGCGCACCGTGGTTGACACCGTGAAGGATATCGTTAGCCTGATATCTGCCGCTGTACCGTAAGCCGCAGGGTTCAACACCGACAAGATGCCTTGTGCGCTGTACTGCTTGGTTAGCGTAACGCTACCGGACGGGAATGTATACGTCGAGCCGGTCTGGATGTTGGTAAAGGTTGCACCGAGTGTACCGGTAGTGATGTCTACCGGGCTTCCCAGTTCATCCACCAGACGCACCACATAACTGTGCCAGTCACCGACCCATGCGGAGACTTGCACGACCTGCTGAGGGTCTTCAGTAAGGTCAAAGATTAGTGCCATTAGATGTCCCTCACATAGATGCGGAGTGGGCCGAAAACTTGCGTGTCGTTTGCCGTTGTTGACCTTGTGATCGTAGCGGTGTAAGTCCCTGGCGTGTTCGTTACGGTGGTGTCAATCGTAAAGGTTGCCCTGCCATCAGCTGCATACGTTGCTGTACAGGAGTAAGTGTCTACCAAGGTTGCACCAGAGTTGTAGACCTTAGCCGTAACCGTTGCTGAGGTAATGTCTATCCCTGCGCCGTTGTTGTCTACACACTGGATGTCTACTCCGTGCTGTGCGCCCTTCTGAATGTCTAGCGGATCAGATGCCCCAAGGCCGTCAGCCCTTACTTCAAAAGGCCCCATGCGAACCAGAGCGGCAGAGGTTACCGGGGTAACCAACTCAGCATTCACATACTGCCCAAAGGTACCGGCAGTGACATGATTGGTTCTAAGCTCATCCCAAACATTACCCGCAACATCACCGACCTCTTGATCAATGCTGTTAGTAAGTTGGTTAGTTTCGTTGAGTACTCCACCGAATGTCGTAGCCGTTGCATAGCCAGCAGGACTCTCACCCCACACCGCTGCGGCTGTCTGCGCTGCCGTCAATCCACCACTTGAAAGTGTAACGGTCAAGACTGCTCCATTCGTGCCGCTTGCACCACGCACCACGATCGTGACATCAGATGCGCCAGCGGCGAAAGCGGCGTTAGGAACATCTAAACGATACACGCCCGGCACTAGGGAGGACGATATTTCTGCAAAGCCACCAGATGACCACGCGCCTGTGGGTGTCTGCGTGACCAGCGTGATAGCCACCGGAGCGGCTTGGTTGCGGACGTAGTATGCCGCTAGACCGGATGTTGCAAAGGTTAGCCCTGTAGCACCGAGGTAGAGTTCGATGCTTTGTGATGTTGAACCGGGAGCGATGGTGATGGTTGATGCATTGCGCTCGGTTGGAGCATAGTAGCCTACCCCACCAATGTTGCGGAATGTGGCAGAACCTGCATCAGGACTTGTACCAGACCAAGCAATACCATACAGGTCGGTTGCTGGCGCACCTGTTGCACTTCCAAAGTTCGTATTAGGGCTGCCATTATATGAACCAAAAAACTGCACAGGGTTCATGCCGGTTAATAGTGTATATCCGGTTTCAAATCCCGGTAAACCAACTGCGGTACTTGATACCGATGATGGAACATTTGTAAAAGTAGTACCACAGGCAATGTACCGGCAGTTTGTCTGTGTCCCACTTGATGAGTTTGTAAAGGACGCACCTGTTACACAACCATAAAAAAGATTGTTTTGTATGGTTAATTGCTGTGTACCAGATTGACCAATACCCTGAAGATTTTGATTTATAAAATGGCAGTTAGTAACAGACAATGTCAAGTTGGTAGGAAGAACTCCAACGCTAAGCCCGATAAATAAACAGTCAGTAACCGAAGATGTATCTGTAACAACATTTTGACCTGTTGAAACGAAATGAGACCCAAGCGCTACTGTTGTCCCTATAAAAATACAACTTTTTACTGTAAAGTCAAGTGCGGTAGATGTCGCAGCCGTCATGTTCATCAGCCAAACAGTATTTTGTGCACTTAGTTGGAATACACATTTATCAAATGTGTTGTATCGACCAGTCAAAAGATTGATACCCGGAACTGCCGTTGTGCAGTTTAGTACAAACTCCAAGTTATTGAAATACAGATAACTTTTACTTGTCCCTGATATGGTGGTGCCTGCGTAAATACTTGCACCTGATACGGTTGTGAACGCACCAATCTGAACACGTCCAGCATTTACACCGGGGAACTGCGCCGCTGTAGGGTCACCTGTGATATAGGTGGTTGCGCTGTATGTGCCTCCGATTGTCACCTGCTCACCGTATAAACCGGGAGCGATGTAAACCGTATCACCTGAGCCTATACCAGTGGCTCCCAGTGCTTTTTGTATGGTCTGCCACGCTAGACCGACCGTAGAGCCTAAACCAGTATTACTGTTGTTACCGTCTGGTCTAACATAGTAAGTTGCCATTATTCAGCGGTTCCATTTACGATTTCTTGAGCCATAACAACTGCGAACTGATTGGAATAGTTCAACTGAAACTGAGCATCCTGAGTAACCCACCAACCGAAAACGCTCGTACCATTCTCACCAAACGTGCCGAGTAGGTTGCCATCATTATCATAGATATCACCAAAGACAATCCAGTCACCGGGGCTCAATGGATTAGGCTCCAGCCGATAGTTTTGCAGGTTCATTTGCCCACCTTCAGGCTGTTCGCTTGCACACCCTTGAAAGGCATCGTGAGGAACGCCAGCACACTGCTCACCGCAGCGGAGACACCCGCCGCTACCGCCTTCGAGCCGTAGAGTGCTAGCACTGCGCCCAGTTCAGAAATATCTTTGGCTTCAGCGGTGCGTACGCCATCGCCGAAGACGCTGGTGAATGCAGCTACGAAAGCCACGATCACAACGACCACCAACCTTTTGATGCTGATACTGTTCATCTTTGTATGATCGCCTCCAGCGCGGAAACCTTGTTCTCGAGTTTACCGAGTCTTTGTTCTATGCGGCGCACTTCCTGCTGCTGCCCGTCTAAGGTGTTGATGATGTGCGCCACCTGAGTCTCCAGGCGCGTCAACCTGACTTGTAGTGCGACCCAAGCGGCACCGATTGACATAGTCGTAATAAAGGCTTGTATGCCAATCTGAACCCACATCTCTGCCGTCATGATGTCCGCTCCACTAATCCTACGTGCTGTACTAAAAGTTCGGTCTGTCCAAAGTCTGACCCGATCACATCGTAATACTTTGAGTCATCACCAACCCGGTAGACCCTGTCCTGCGGCATCACGTCAGCACCGACAGCAATTATCAGCGTCCACTGTGCAGATGACTGGATGCCACCGCCTACGATAGATTCTGTGTCGCTCTGGTTGGTTAGCCTAGCGTTGTACTCGGCAACCTTACGCCACGTTTCTGTAGCACCGCCCCTGCCGTCTTCGGTAAGCGTGAAGCGGTGTATTTCTACTCGGTCTTGGCACAGGTTGCGTACCATGCCAGCTTGAAGCGTTGCGCGTAGAATCGGACTCATGCGAACACCAAGGGACGATATCGTTCAGCCATCGAAAGGCAGTGCGCTTTGAGTTGGGAAAGCTTCACATCGCTGGTGCCTTCTTTAGCATCGATGTCTGAAGCACACCGTGATGCTTTTATAAGCCAGCCCTGCCGGGTGGCTGTCCTGACATCGTAGCGCTCGATGTTAGCAGGCCCCATGTCTACCCATGTAAGCCGTGGATTAGATGCGCCATCCTCAATACTGAAGCCTTGAAACTGGTAAGCAGGGTACACGGGGTAATCGGGTTGTGTCGTGCCTGATGTTCCAGCAACACGGCACTCGTAAACCCTGCCGTTAGGCGTTGTAGGCACTACACGGTCACCGACAGAGTAAGCCGTGCTTACAGCCCAAGTGGTGAACCGGGAGAAGGAATCAAGGATGCTCCCTATGTCGGTGGTGGACATCTGCGGATAGGACTGGGCATCCACAAAAAGGGAAACCTGCGCTATCGCTTCGGCTCGTGTCATCATGGTTTCAGTATCCCACACAAAGGAAAAGCCCCCGGCACGTCTGCCGAGGGCTTGAGTAGAACCGAGCCGCTTAGGAAGCGGTTGTGGTTGCGAGAACGATAAGCGAACCAGGCACCTTAGATGCAGCGGAAGCGTTGACGTTTCCAACATCGTGAGCGTTGAAAGCAAACCGCTCTGTAGCCTTGTAGGTAAGAGCGTCTTCGACAAACTTCACCTGATCGGAAACCTCAACCGTCATTGCGCGACGGTCACCGAATGCTACACCCTTAGTAAGGTCACCAAGGATTGCAACAGGGATTGTTGCAGCTGGTGCCTTTGGCATATTCTGTACCCACTCGATCGGATAGCCGAACAGCGTAGGTGCTTGGGTGTATGCGTTCTGAATGTCGAGGATTGCGTTACCGCCAAGAGCGATAAGTTTGTCCGCAACACCGTTAAAGAACAGGTCTTTATGCATATACCACTTGGCATTGTCCGCATACGTTGGCAACTTTGCAACCATGGCTTGGAAGTTAGCCAGTGTGAAGTTGCTGAATGCAGCACCGGAAAGTGCAGCACCAAGAACAACACCAGCGATGTTAGCCTTGGTCGCGTTCAAGCCGTAGACAGCATTGAGGATACCAGTGATGCTTCCATAAGTGGATGTACCGTCACCGTTGAAACAAGCGTTATCTTCTTCCTTAGCGATTGCATATGCCATGTCACGGGCAAGGGCTGCGCCAAGGTCGATGACCGTATCTTCGCCAAGTTCCTTGGATGCAATCGTAAGAACAGCAAGCTTCTTTGCGCTCAGGGAAACCTGCGCGAAAGTCAGCTGCGAATCGGTAATTGCTGTCGCTTCGGATGCGTAGTAGACCGTTGTGCTACCGGTTGCACTTGGAACCAAAAGGGTATCCGATGACATAGGGTAGATGCGGCTGTTGCGGCGAGCAACGCCGTACATTTCACGGAGGTAGATAAGGTCGCTGGACACGATGTTAGGAACCGTAAAACCACCGGCAGTGTCTGTGCCTTCGTTCTGTGCCTTCATGTGTCCGTTGGACTGGAGCCACTTTGTAGCGGACTTGACACCGGCAAGGTGGCGAGCGAACTGCCCAAAGGTGTAAGCCTTCAGGTTCTTCTCATCAGCGGATCCGTTGAACGGGTTACGCTGAACGTTGATGCCGCCCTTCCAAGGCTGAGGGTCAACCGCAGGTGTTACGACAGGAGCGGAAGCGCCGAGGCTCTTGATTGTCTCTACACGCTCTTCAATGTTCTTTGCTTCGGCCATGATGGACTTAACCTGTGCGAGGTCACCATCGCCGGAAGCCAGCTCACGGGCTGTAGCCAGAAGCGTTTCACGCTTGGCTGTCAGTTGTTCGATATTCATAGTTGTGTTAGCAACTCCAGACGTGCCAGCAGTTCCTGGCGCTCGTCATTGTCGTGGGCTTTCGCCTCTACTACGAGTTCCGGTTGCACTTCTGGCTGGTCTGCGTCCCGCAGTGAATCCCAGACTACAGGTGCTAAGCGCTTGGCGCTCGCCCGGCTAAGACCGACTGCATCCCGCAGTCGACGTTCTACACCCCGCAGGGATGCGGGTTGTACGCTCTTCATGCCGTGCATGGCGTATAGCCCCTTAGCACGTCGAGCAAATTCATCAATGATGGCATCCGCCATGCTCTGATCGGATACGACTTCAATGGCTCCACAAAGCGCATCGTAGTAGGCTTCCAATCCTTCGTGGATAAGGTCACCTTCGGACTCATCGTATACCGACATAGCGTACTCTTCCGGGGACTGTTCAGGCATTGGAGCCATGACCATCTCTTCTTCTTCCATCATAGGCTCCATGCCGTAGTACTCCTTGAGGGTTTTGACGCTGTTACGATATTCGGCTGGTGTCGGGGTAATCGATGCCTCGGCGATAGGCCAGCGTGTGATTTCAGCGGCACCGCCCATGCTCTTGCGCTCTACCAGATGACCGGCAGCACCGGAGGAAAAGCCCATCTTGCCTTGCTTGCAGAGCTTCGCGATCATCGAGCCGTACTCATCCGCCATGTCAAGTTGAGCCTCATACCAAAGCCCGGTATCGTCCATCTTGATGTAGCCTGTACCGATGCTCTTCTTGCCAACCTGTGCATCCATACCGTGGTGATAGTAGACGTTCAGCGGTACGCGCTTGCCTTCAGACATCGGGAATCCGTAGTCGGTTGACTTAGTGAAATAATCACCCTCAAGGTCAGCACTCTGGGTATCGCCAAAGCGCACCAGATAACCCTTCACGTAACCAAGCCGGTCGCTCTTGATGCAGTCTGCGGTAGATGTCAGCACGTCCATGGTGTAAGTATCCCACACGGTATCTTTTATTCGAATGTCGTTAGATCTGGTTCGTAACCCTCTAGGTCTCTAAGCGGTAGCACCCGTGTAGTAGGACCCCAGTCGGCATTCTGAACCACGGTTGCCATGTCACTGAGAGGCAACCCTTCTGCGTAAAGGGCGTACCGTGATTTGCCTAGGATTTGTTGAGCCTCCATAGCGGTTAGCCCACGCAAGATATCTTCACCGGTAACCGGCTTAGGTCGTGTATCAGGGATGCTACTATCCCCGGTTATCTCTGCCCAGCTCAAGGTTACCGGAATCATCACGCACCGACAGTTCGGATGGCTTGGCATAATCTCATCGGTGGTTGATAGCGTACCAGACAAAGCCAAACACGCAAGGCAAACCCTGCTGTCCTGCGTTGCTTGGCGTCGGTACCCTGTCACCGCTGGGTTCTGCGTGTAAAGTTGCCGTTGTGCTTCACGGGCACTTCGGATCATCTCAGTACGTGCTATCGTCTCTGCTCGGTAGCGTCCAATGTCTGCAGCTTTGCGTACCCGACGTGCTACGGTTCGTGGACCTTCACCAAGGGAAATACCCTGTACAAGTGCCATCTGCATGGCATCCGTGGTTACCTGCGGTATGGTCGCAAATAACTCACCCAAAGGGCTTCCATCACCCGCCATGCCGACAAAGGCTTGGAGCTGTTCGTCTGGTAGGTTTGTCCATGAACTTCCGAGGCTAACACCCGCCGGTTTACGACCTGCCGCCGCTTCAACCATGCCGACGCTCGCCTCATTCGCAAGGACTGCTGATTCAAGTTGTCCATCAGCCGTTATCGTAGCCCCCTCGATGCTAAACTTTTTGAGATTCCTACCTAACTCTTCAATGTTATCGATGATGCGTTGACGCATCCAGAGTATGGTGTCGGACGGGTGTTCACCGTTATCTAGCCGTTCTTGGATACGACCCTCTAGTGCTTCCAGTTCATCGATGCTTGCCTTTGTGGCTGCCCTGTATGCCCGTTGCATCCGGCTGATGGCTACACCTTCACGTTCCAAAAGTTCATTACGAAACTTTTGACTGGCTGCATAGAGTCGAGCACTGTCGTTGTTTACTCTTTTGAGATGCTTTCCATCTCGTACCCGTAAAAAGGGTGAGACTTGTACACTACCCCCGGAGTGCAGCAATCAACGCTCTTGCCGTCAGGTTGCATAGCGTTACGTTTGGATGTTGACCACCGGAAACCTGCATCGCCGCCCCATAAGTCCCAAGCAACACGCCCCGGACTAGGGAAACCGTCTTCGCCACTGTTGAAGCCTTCAGCCTTCTTGTCTACCTCATGTCGGCTAAAGAAACTGTACATCCTAAGTATCGTGTCATCGGATAGATTCTCACGGTTGACAATCTGGTTAGCCCTTGCCAAACCTATTCGCGTGCCACCGCTGAACCCTTCAGCCTTCCAATCAAGCGCACGCTGTGCAGCTGAAACCATGCCGTCGTTTGGTACAGCCTTGACATCGTAGCTCTTGGCTTCATCACGCAAGGTAACCGGTGCGGCTCCTGTGTGCTGTACTGGGAGGTTGAGGAAGTTAGTAACACTGCCCGGATCGTAACCGGAACGAATCAAGATACCTGCCGCGTTGGTTGTCTCTGCTAGGGATGCACCGGTGCCAGCCTGAACACTGATTGCGGATGGATGCAATACCCCGGTATCTTCCGGCACTGCTTCAAGACCGGCTATGCGCTTGGCTTCAGCACGATCAATAATGCCAGCCTTGTACAACCGCTCTGCACGTTCCGCTTCAGCAGCAAGGTCATCAGCCAATGCACGTACGGTTTCAAGGTCGTACTGTATGAAGTCACCCTCTTGTGTTTCTGGGTACTCCGGCAGGAGGTCAGCAGTGATTGCATCGGCAAGGGTGCGGAGCAGAGGAACCATGCCATCTTCCCACGCCGCTTGTTGAGCGCGCTCGTAATTACTGTAGGTAGACCTTTCAAGACCTGAGCCAAGACCTAGCACCATCGGGTTGATACCAAGGGCTGAACAGATACGCTCCTCTGGTACACGCCTAACCGAATCCAAAGCAAGCTCGGACGGTGTAAGGCTAACACGATCAAGTTTATACGCACCGGTCATCACCACGATGCCACCTGAACCGTCCCCGGTAAGGTCTTCATGTAGTTGGCGCTTGACCTGCCGGGCATCATCGATGCTAATGTCTACGGTCTGGTCTTTGGCATCAGGACCAACGATAAGCGATGGCATAGCGCCGTTAGCAAGCAAACCATAAGCAGTTGTACTGGCTGTATTGTCGGTAGCAATCTCACGCAGTACAGCCATAACAGGAGACCTACCCAAGCGGATATCTTGCGGGTCCCGGTTGTACCTTATGTGGATGATGTCAGAAACGGGGATGTCAAAGGAGCGACCATCAGTGGTGTAAACGTAATGGGTTAGCGGGTTTACACCGTTACCGACAGGTCTAACCATGTCCTGCGGAAGGAACTGTAAAGCAGTCACCACGCCACGGGTTGTAGATCTAATCTTGCGTAGGTAGGTGTTGCCAAACAATTTATAATCTTGTATGACCCAGCCCCAAAATAAGCTGCCCATAATCATTGGATCAGGTTGAGCCATGAGCTGTAGCACCGGGTGGTCTTCTACCGGCTCTGCCTGTTGGCTGTCTACCGGTCGGTAGTACTTTGGTGTGGCTTGGGGATAGTTCCGGACATACCAATCAATGGCAGATGCCACGATGCCGTTCAAGCCAAGGTCACCGGCTATGCGGGACCAGTCTTTGGTTGATCCGGGCAATGCACGGCGCAGCAAGTTCTGCAGCTGACCTGAGCCGTACCCAGTAAGGTAAATGTCCCGTGACTGGCTGAGTGGCAACGGCAATGCTTGTGTCGGGTTGGCTACGGCTTTACGTCCTAGGAAGCGGTCAAATATACCCATGCCCTAGTATCCCACAGAAACAAAAAGCCCCCTTACGGGGGCGTGTGGTGGTTTGTAGGTTTAGATGGTTGATATCGCTATGCGTGCCATCTTAGCAAACTCGGTTTCAAGGTCTGTAACAACTTCACCGGTAGTTACATCCACATACAACTTTGCGTTGATGATGCGTCCAGCCTTGCTGTTGCTGATTCTCTCACCGTTCAATGTAACGTTGCGTAGTGATCCGGATTTGTAACATTCAACCTCAAGACCCAGAATGTTTTGTGGTTTGAAGTAAACCCGGTGGTTAACACCACCCGTCCACTCCTTGCCTCCTGCCTGTACCAACCGTGTAATAAGTTCCATTGTTATATCTCCCTGTTGTTGATTCTATTTACGGTAGTTGAGATGTATTCCCAATCTACTTGATAAGGGTAATGTAGCGATTCTGATAGAAAGTCGTAAACACCGGGTTCATTATCTATCAAGTCCGCGATAATCTCAAAGCACACTATTTCTGCTATGCCTGCACTCATTGGATCACCATAATTGTCGTACGTTACAAGTGTGTCCGTACAATGTTCAAGCATGTTTTGAGTTTCGTTGTTTGTCTTCATAGCAATCCCCTTGGACTACTAATATACACTTTAGGTATATATACGACAAGACGACAAGTATATATATTTTAGACGGCACCCCAGCCCTTGCGTTGTCCGATCACCTGCCAAGCATAAGCCATTGCGTCTACAACGTCATCATGCCTGCCAACTGGGAACGACAATAGTTCATCCTGCCAGTATGGTGGCAACCCTTCAGCGTGTACGACTTGCCCTTGCTCGTACCGGGCTTCCAATGGTCCAAAGCGGGTCACTTTGTCACGGTCTGGTCTGATGCCCCGGATAGGCAGTTTAGTCCGCCTCATGAGCTCTTGAACGACAGCGGCTTGGTACTGAACCTGCTCGATGCCAATCATCGTAGGTTTCCACTTTTCAGCCATCATCTCGATGAACCTTAGCACGGATGCAAAGTCGGCACGGGTACGGTTGACATCCAATACATAAATAGTCCCGTCATCACCACGTGATAAAGCAACCACGGCTGTGTAGTCTGCTTCAGCCTTGGTACTGATAGCAAGGTCAACACCAAGGTAGACGGGCAAGCCTTCAGGTGCATCACCAAAACGCAACCACTCTCGCTTGATACGGGCACCAGCTGCATCAACGAACTCTGCTAAGTACTCTTGTCGAAAGGCTATGCTAGGCAATGATTCACCAGCCTTGGCTACCTCAGCTGCATCTATCCAAGGGTTCGCCGTGGTTGGCATCTGCCAGCTCATCCAGTCTGGATCTAAAGCAGCCATGCTGTGCAGGGTCTTGAAGTAGTTGCTACCCTTGGGAGTGCTTAGGAAGAAAGCATCTCCCCGGTAGTCGGTAAGCGTTGGGCGGATAGCCTCCGTCCACGCTTGTTCCAAGTGCCTTGCCATGGCGGCTTCATCAATGATAACCCGCTTGTACTTTCGTCCACGGGCTACCGTAGACGGGTCATCAAGCGTCCAATAATCGATTGCCGCCCCGGTTATCAGTTCAATCCTTGGGGCTGGTGTTTGTACAGCCCTTCGGATGACAGGCGCATATATCCTTTTATGGTCGTTATATGCCTCTTCTAGAAGCCGGTAGGTAGGTGCGAACCAAGCACACGGCAAGCCGTGCTGGAGTACCGGATCCGATAGCAGATTCCCACCAAGCGTTGTTTTACCGAAACGTCTGCCACAGGCAAGAACATTGAACCGCTTGGCTTCTCGCAAGATTACCTGCTGGGCTTCGTGTGGCTTAGGAAGCACCAGCCTGATATCAGCCATTGGGTTTATCTGCGTACTCTACGATCACCTTCACCGGTGAGCCGTCTGCCCCGGTTTGCTCTACCCTACTTGACCACTCAACCTTATGCTTACGTTCTAGCCACCATGCTGCAGCTTGCCACGTGGTGTCAGCTGCACGTTGGATGATAGCAACGTTCCGCACCTCAGCATCACACTCTGCCTTTTTTATTGCATCCGCGAAATCCGCGTTGGTTTTGAGCCAAGCAGCCAGCGTGTCTTCTGAGATACCGGCGTAACCACATGATGCCCGGCGGGTATTACCCGACCGTAAGGCTTGTGTGATGCGTTGTACAACCTCTTCATTGTACTTAGTTGGTCTACCTGCCATATCAAGTCACCAAAGCCATAAACTCAGCACGTGCAGCCGTGTTGTATCTAAATGCTCCAATGGTTGCCGACGTAACCATCTCGGCGTTTGGTTGCTTTACACCACGGCAACCCATACACAAGTGCTTGGCTTTTATCACGACACCAACGCCCACCGGGTTTAGATGCTCCATCATTGCATTAGCAATCTCTTGTGTTAGGCGTTCCTGTACCTGCAACCGTTTAGCAAAACACTCAACCAACCTTGGTATCTTAGACAAGCCAACAACCCGGTCTGTTGGAATGTAAGCAACCGATGCCTCACCAATAAACGGTAGCAGATGATGTTCGCAGGTGCTGTAAAAAGTAATGCCGCGAACAATAATCATTTCGTCGCATGGCACATCAAATGTACGGCTTAGAATCTTAGCCGGGTCTTCGTGATATCCAGCGGTGATTTCCGTCCAAGCTCGTAATACTCGGTCAGGTGTATCTATCAAACCTTCACGGGTATCGTCTTCCCCAATGTGTGCAAGTAATGTTTTTACTGCATCAATGGCATCGTCTTTAGTAACCATTTTTTATGTTCCCTCCCAGTGGTATCAAACGCTTGTCGGCATGTTGGTCGTATAGATCTGCCTTGTACATTTTATGTATTTGGTATCCTGCTCTGAATGGTTCACCGTGTGTTTTTACATAATTTACTATCAGCTGCTTTACAGTATCGTCGTTATGTTTAGACCACTCTGGATGTAACCAAACCGGGGCATCAGGTTGCCGTGCTTGTATCACTGCTAACCCATCAATTATTGATGCTTCATTCTCAACAATGATTTTGAACTCGTTAGCCTTGGCTACATTTTCAATCAATGGTGCTGTAGCGAAAGGTTTAGGGGACAATGTAATCCAAGCGTCCACGTTGCCTATTGATCGATGACCCGCTGTTTCAATATGCACTGGTCGTTTTGTATGGTTGATTATCTCGGTAATGAGTGGTTCCAAGTTATACATTGCCGGTTCCCCACCGGTAATCACCGTGTATGCAAATCTAGCATCTGTTGGTATCAAGGCAACTAAATCTGCAGCTGTATACCGTGTTATGTAATCCGGTTTCCAATCCTTATGCCACGTACCAGCAGAGTCACAGAAGTGGCACTTTTGGTCACAACCGTACAACCTGAGAAAGTAGGCTGCTTGCCCAGCATAAACACCTTCACCTTGGAACGATAAGAACCGCTCTTGTAGTGCGTATATTGGATTGTTACTCATGGCAATACGCTGCGTAGGTCTTCCAGTCTCCTGCACGCTCAGTTACACGCACCTCACGCAATACAACCCCATCCGGTAACTTTAGCAGGTTATTAGCCACGACCCATAAGTGTTGGGCAAGTAACTCGGATGACGGGTTGAAATCAAGAACCACATTTAGGTCTTGGTGATCTAGTGATTGAATGGTTGGTTTGATTGCGTTGCGTATTTCATCAAACGATATCAACCATCCACGATGGTCTAAGGTGGTTCCTTGTATAAAAAACTGCGCCTCCCAGTTATGTCCATGATTTTTTGAGCATGGTCCATCATCTTTTGGATTATGGTGTGCAGCACAAAACTCAAACGATTTTGTTATTGTAAACATCGCGTCCCCTTGTTACTTTATCCACCAAGCGCATAGCGTTTCATCATGTATGGATTTACCCATGACCCCAAACCGTTCAACATAGAAATCAGGTTGTACTGTGTAATCAATTTTATATAACCTCTTTATGTTGTTTTTGTTGGTGTCGTATAAAAGCTCTAACACTTGATCTAGCGTCCGAAAGTTTTTGTGTTCTTCGTTTGTGGTTTGTGCCTGTTTTGCCTTGATGTCTTTATTCGTAAACTGAATAAGCAAGATAGGAACGGTCACACGGTTTATCAATGCTTTGATTTCATCGTCGGTTAGATAATGTAATACGTGTCGCATCAAAACCATTGATGCATCAGGTGGTACCTGATAGGTGTTTATGTTGCTACAAATATCCGGCTCCATATCCGGATTGTTATCAACCGTAACAACTTCATTGTTATCAAACCAACGTTTCGATAATCCGTTACCACCACCCAAATCATAAACAATGCCTGATGGTATTTCATTACTGATGCAATCAGTGGCTATTGATAAAGAGTAAAAGTAAAGCAACTTTGATGTGGCGCTTTTACCTTTACCAAACGTGTTCGCGTGATCCATCATCTGCTTGTTACCTTTAGAGCTTGCTCACGGTCGAATGCTTCCAAGACAATATGTAAAGCCTTAGTGGTTGTAAGAGACAAAACGATTTTAGTATTGAATAACCGTTGACAATCCGCAGCAAACCTAAGTGTTGACTGAGCACCAAGGAATCTAGACATGCTCTGTCCACCATGCCAAGATTCTTCCGAACGAGCATCCTTCAGTGTGTACCCGTAACTTTTTATAGCATCGGCTTGCTCATCGGTGATTTTGGTTTTTAGATCTGTCCGTGCGATTACTACAGTTTTGCCTTTACCAACATACAAAGGTAAGTGACCCATACGGGCACCATACTCCCATGTTGACGCATCCGCACTGTACGGTTTGTACTTAGCAATCAATGATTTATTCAAGCTGCCCAACAGGTGTACCGGTTTTTTATTTGTTTCCAATACGTGTTTAGCCCAACCCAAACCACCACCGCCAGCCCCTTTGTTTGTGTTGATACCACCAACAGCAACCAAGTCCGAGTGTTCATACATGCTGGCAATCTCGTATGGTTTAGCCCCCGGTGTAGCAATAGGTATCGTGTCGATACCTTGGCTGCAGAGATACCGATAGTTCTCTTCTGTTTTGATTGGGTCACCAATGACATCAAGTGTGAAGATACGGTCTGGCTTGATAGGAAATGTTTTTACAAAGTTAGCAAATTCGTCTACAGGTGTAGCTGCTTTGTTTGCTTTGTATGTCGTAAAAGCACCTGAGTCCATCCAGAACTTATGACCCTTTGATGCAGCATCAGCGCAGGCTTGTATCAAGCCCACATCCAAGTATGGGTATGCAACAAGAAAGTTGAAATGATCCACTAATTTTCTATCCTTGCGTCATCAATAATTGATATTGCCTGAGCAACGACATTGGTTAGTTGATCAGCATCAGATTGTGAACATGAGACGGTTAGCGTAAACCGTAATGGCCCATCATTGGGTTCCAACGTGTTTGCTTTATCCGCAATATTGTTATCCCAAACACCGGCAATCTCGTTTATAAGTTCGTTTAGATCATCGGTTGAGTATCCGGTACCATCCAAGCCAATAGGTGTATTAGCAAGTTCAGCAAGGATGTCGGTAATCTTGGTCGTGTCATCTTGCCCGATACGGGTAGTCCTGTTATCAACCACAAGGATACGCAGCTCTTCTTCCGGTGTAACGTCAACCCATTGAACAGGTACGGTTTCCCAGCCTAGCGCCTTGGCAGCCATCACCCGATGATTTCCCGCTAGGATGTGCTTAGTACTCGTGTTGACAACCACAGAGCCGTACCAACCATTGACAGCTAGACTGGTTTTGATGGCTTCTATATCACCGTGGTTGGCGTTGCGTGGGTGGTGCTTGAGCAGATCTATCGCAACCTGCTCAATACCTTTGTTTATTACTCTACTCATCTAGATTCTTCCGTATCTCGGCACTGGTAGCCCAAAGCATAGCCGCCCGCATCTTTTCTTTGCTGATGCCCTGAGCCTTAGCCTTTTTTTTCACATCGTTATACAACCAACGGTTATACAGCTCGTTGTACACGGCTAGGCACCCAGCCCCCACCAAAGCACCAATGGCAAAAGGTATCATCTTGGGTCTGCCTCATGTCCTTTGTCTCCAACGATGTTGTTCCAGTCAACACCCCAACCATTTCTACGATTTGGTTGTCCACACTCCCAATCAGTAGCACATATCCATTCAGTTGATAACCGTGTTCCTGAATATTCAACGCCACCTTGACCGACCAAACGCATCAAGCAAACATCGCCAACTAATGAACTTTCATCTTTAGTACTTTGATCAAGAGCAAACCAACCGGTTGGAGCACTTTTCCTGCGTATTGCCTTACCATTCAATAAAGCACGCATCGCTCTATCTATCATCATTTGGCAACCTCCCCGGTTCGCGGATCAAGTACAACTACTGCCCAGTCGTTAGCAAACAAATCACCGGGTGACAATGTAAGCTCTTCCATCTGCCGTACCGCTTCACCGGTTGTGTGGACTTCAAAAGCATTCCAAAGCTCGCTATACCTGATGAAGACATGTCCGTCCCAATCTTGCCGCCATACAGCGTTGCCACCACCAGCCATCAAGGCTTGTATTACATCTCCAAATCTCATTTGACTATCACCCAATCAGTAGCCATTACATCAGCACCACGGAAGTAAGCAGGTCCTGCATGGTGCCGGTTACCTGCACCGTCTAATTTGAACATCACAAGTTGACCATGCTGGATAGCGTAGTGTAACCTTGCTCCGTCTCGGCAAATGTATCGGTCTTCCTTCATGTGAACGATGGCACCGCTAAAACTCATGTGGCATTGTGGATGGCGTGTAGTTGGTGCAAAGGTTGCTACTTGATCAGTACATAACGGCTGGTAACCAAGGCTTGTAGCGTAGGTCAGTAGTTCGGGATTCCGTACCCACTTCTCGACGCTTTGTCGCGTGGTCATGTTTTTGGCTGTCGGCCAGCTGCCCGTCTCGTTATAGATTTCCATTGCTTGGCGGATGCGCTCTTTTTTTTCATCAACACTAAATGCTAACGCCATACAAATCCTCCGCTCTCAATAAACGGGTGTATTGTTTGCTACCCCTGCGTGTAAAGATTCTGCCATCGTTGGCAAGCTTAGCCAATGCCCTAGTGTATGTTGCCGTTGCAAACCCATACTCAGACATGATTTGCTTACAATCTCTGGTGGACAACAAACCTTTATTCTTCTTCAGCTCAAAAACAATAATGCTTGAGCATTGATCCAACCGTGTATCGAACTCTGACGTTACTGCTAACGCATACGCCTCATTTAGTTTGCTCATTTATCTCCTCGGCTTCCTTGGCTATTCGGTCAGCAAAGGTCGTGTCCTTGGTGGCTGTGTAAGCCATATACCAAAGCGCCTTGATGCTGTCAGCGTTAGCCGTACCTTTGTGTGGACAACGCTGTAGGTACTTGATAACGTTCCCAGCTGCAAAGTCTAACCCCCAGTCGTCGATGACGCTGAGGGCTTGTATTTTTGTAGTCCGGTAATGCCCGGTCAATATTCTAGAATCTCCCATCCATCACACAAAACGAAATCCTGAAGAATGCTGTTTTGTGTAAGGATGTGTGCTTCTTTGTCGTTCAGAGTAATCTTGTCGGCTACCACTTCGATGTAGCGTCCTTCAGCCCAAACAACGCATCGAACCTTGCTCCCAAGGCGTAGTGCCTTGAGAGCTTCAGTTGCTGTGCATGGTGTTGCTGTCATACGGTTACCGGTTCCGTTTGCTTGTGCATCATCCGGTCAATGTTGTATGCAACTGCCCAGATATCTGCAATAACGTCTGCTACCTTCAGGTCGTTTACCCAGTAAGGATTCTGGATACATTCACCGTGCCAGTTTTTGCAATCCCAAATGCCAGCATCTGTGCCGATAGAAATCATCAAGTGCAGCTCACCTTTGTGCATATGCACTTCGCTATGATCGGAGCTAACCTGAATCAGTAGCGGGCTATCGATAACTGCAAACGGCTCATGCTTGTTGATGGTCTTTTGTGCCAAGTCTGTAAGGACTTCGGCTATGGTCTTCATTGTTTCTGTCATTGTTTATCTCCCAAAGTTGGGAGGGATTGTAGTCCCTCCCGTATACAAGTTACCCGTATTTACTCCCCTTCAAACGGGTCTTCGATGTCATCAACCGGTACGGCTTTGCGCAGTGGTTTTGTAGCTGCAACCTTTACCGGCTTGACGGTTTCGATAACGTTGGTCATCTCACCGTTCATCTTCTGGCGGGTACCTACAACAACTTGCCATTGCTTGGATTTGAGAACATCCATATCAAGGTCTTGGAACTGTTGGCTGGTCATCCGTCCAACCATGCCATCAAGCAATATTGTCAGCTTAGCCTTGTCGTTGCCGTAGTAGGTCTTGGTGTACTGAGCAAACCGAAAAGGTTGGCCGTCTTCGTCTCCAACTTCGGTGCTTTCGAAAATCCATTTGAAGTTCGGTTCGAGTACGTTAGGGTCATCAAAACTCTTGCCCTGTACCGCTTCACAATCGATCAAAGCACAGATGTAGATACCCTGCTCGGCCACACTGTACTTCTTCCCGCCACCTTCCGAGAACTTCCCGTGTTGTGCAAAAAATCCCATTACAACTCCTTGAGCCACTGGCTCTTTGATATGTCGATGATGAAAAGGTCTTTACCGGAACCACTGGGGCCGCCCTTGCGAGCATTTTCACATCCATCACCGACACATCAATATATACCCAACCGATATACACTGGCAAACATTATTTCGGTGGTACAAACTTACGACCTCTACCGGATAATGGGCATCAGTATGCCCTCCTTATGAGGGCGGTACTGATTGCCCATAGGGGGATTCAAAGGGGGATTTATCCTAACGGTACAAAAGTACAACACTTAACTGTACCGTTTTTTGTACCGTTGTTTTTAGCCCGCTTTGATCCAAGGACTACGAGCAAATTCAGGGTCAATCTTGCGTATCAAACCCTGCTCCTTCAGTGATTCCAACAGTGCTAGTGCAACCTGTTTATTGCCACCTATGATGCCAGCTAAACTGTTGCCGGACATCTTTTCGTTCTGATCTAAAGCATTCATAACCCGCTCGGTTAGTTGCTGTTCCTTGGTTGCTTCAGCCCCACCAACGCAGTGTTGTAAACGCATACCACCGGCTTCATCAGTAACGATTTGATACGACAACTCAACAAAGTCCTCTTCGCCTATATGGCGTTGCTTTGTGGTCTTTAGGGTATAGATGCCATCTTTGTTCTCAACCGTGGCTACAAGGTCAGCCTGTGCCGCAATCTCACCTGCACCACGCATCGCCTCGTGAGCCACTGGACCAGCGTGTATGCCCTTTTTATGATGGTGTAGTGCTATTATCGCTGCCCCTGATTCGTTGATGCCCTTCATGCGATCATAGAGCTTAGCCATGTCAGTGTTGCTGTTCTCGTCGTATCCATGAACACGAACAAAGGTGTCAAGAATAACAATGGCTATCTGATGCTCCTTCACGTACGCGACAATGTCTGCCATGTGTTCTGGGTTATCTAGTTTGACCATTTGCTTTTGCATGACGTGAACGTTCTCACAAGCTGCAGGACACAACTTATAAAAGCGTTGAAAGAACCTACCTATGCCCATCTCTTCGTTTATGTACAAGACGTTGCACTGCGTAACCGGTAGGCAACCCATCCAAAGTGAACCATCAGAACACGCCCGGACAAGGTCCACGGCAATCCACGATTTACCACCACCCGGCGGTGCCGTGATGAAGTGCATACCGCCACGGGTTATAAGATTCTCAACCAACCACTGAGCATCGTCGGCTAATGCTGCAGCATCACAGAATGCTTGCCAGTTGAGGAACTCTAGTTTGCGTTTAGGTTGAACCTTTACTTTTAGTTCATCCCTAAGCATTGCCGGTGTAAGTGGTGGCAAATCTGAGTCTTTCCAATCAGACCAAGCCCTGCCAATCTTTTCATAGACTTCCCACTCTTCCATTGGTGGGTCACAAAACCGTTTATTCCAATCAAGGATTGCCGGTGCTGCGAAGTCAATGTGCGTACGTGTGGATCTCATGTAGCCAACACAAGCGGTTAGAGCATTATCCCTACCACCGTATGGTCCGCCACCTTCAGGATGCCGTTGTCTAAGTTTGGCTAATGTTCCATCATCGGTATATTCGCCGGGTTGCCGCTCTTCCCGTGGCTTGCGCTTTGGTGTCGGGTCAAGTTCATCAAACCATTCATCTGCCAAAGTAGTACTCCATGATCTCCGGCAGGTCTGCTCGGACAATGTCTAGTAAGAACGACCATCCTGCATCAACTTTTGATTTTATGCAAGCCTGTTCAACCTCTAGGAAAAAGGTATCAAGGCAACCGGTGTAGCGTCCTGAAGCGTGGTGTATCATCGGGCTTGCGTGTCCCAGCTCGCCAGCCTTAGCGGATGCCAGCAGGGCATCAAGCCGTGCATCACCCAGAATCTCAACTACCAAGGATTCCTTGTAAGTTGGTTTCATCCCTCCACCCTTGAGCAAAGTTACCGGCTTGGGTTCATCAGGATTCTTCCAGTTCAGTGTGCCGGGGATACGCAGGATGCGGTCAAGATTAGACACGTTATCAGTACCGGGTAAAACCTTGTCTGCAAAGTCTCGTATGCGACCTTCCATCGCTGACCGTTCTCGTGTGGATCCACAAGCCTTGGCTGATGACAGCACCTTGTACCCGTGCCAACCATTGCCCGTGTGAACCACTATGTCACAGGTATCAAGTAATCCTTGACTGCTGCCGGGTACCTTTGAATCTAAATCTATCCACACTGCACCGACCTGTTCAATGGAATCCTTGCCGAGCTTACGTCCCGGTCCTTCAGGTGCAGCACGTGGACATACCCCGCAGTAGACATCGTAACCACGAATGGCTAGACTGATGATGTGCTGGGTAAGTGCTTGTCCTTCATCACCCCGCAAACAATGGGGGAGTCTGTAGGTGGTTCTGTTAGCATGGGGCTTGACCTTAGATAAAGGTCTGATTTCGATAAAGCCGTCTTGATACGGTTTGAAAAGATGCCGCAGGAAAGCAATTGCCATCCCGGCATCCGTGGCTGGTATAGCCATGGGTGTAACCTGTTGTCCTTAGAGATACCTGCTACTGGTACCCCTCCGGTAGCTACTCCGGAGGGTGGACAAAGTCCATAACCAGAAGGACAGGTTCACCAACATTATACATTGAATGTAAAGCCCACATGATCCGCTATAGCCCGTGCTGCATCGTGCCACGTGTAAGCCACCACAAACGAATACCCGTGTGGTTGTAAGGCATCACGAAAGGATACTTGCCCCGGTGTCAACCTACCCTTACCGGCTTTCATCTCGATAAAAAGACCCGGTGATGGAGCAGGGAGAAAGATATCCCAGACACCCGGTTTGACTCCCATGGCTTTGAACTTTGCAGCTGTCCTTGGATCTCTATAGCCACCGTTAGGACAATGGTATATGGTGGCAAGCTCAGGATGCTGGTTAGTCATCAAGCGTACCCAAGTAATCAGCGCTATCTGCTCCCGGTCTTCAAGATGTTTCATGTATGGTTCTCAGTTGATCAAACGCCTTGTAAATGCGCTCTTTGACTACTGATGGCGGTATACGGTACCGACTGGCTACCATGTGGATGCTTTGGGGTACACGCCCATCAAGCCCAAGATGTAGGGCTATCATCTGCCGGGTCTCATCATCAAGTGCGCCTAAGGCTGTCATCAGAGTACCTCCCTCAGCGTCAGAAAAATACTCATCCTCGGCAGATGCTGTAGATCCAAAGATAGCAGTATCGCCAAGCACGAGCTGGGAACCCTGTACCGGGGTCTCAATGGATAGTGGTTCGATGCCTGATGCCGTGCGGCATATCTCGATGGTTTCAATGGTCATACCGCTACGTTCTGATAACTCTTCATCGGTCGGTGGTCTACGCAGCTCCAGTTCCAAGATGACGTAAAAGCGTTTGAGTTTATGCCACTTCACTAGTGCGTGTTCGGCTATCCGGATGGTTCGGTATTGGTTAGATTGATATCGTCTAAGTTTCTGGTAAAGCCAAGGATGAGCGTAAGTGCTAAACCTTAGACCACGCTCAGGCTCCCACTTTTCGATGGCACGAATCAAGCCCTCAACGCAGTACTGGCAAGCATCCACAAAGTGTTCTTTGTGCTTGATAACCTTACAGACTTCACGAACGAAAGCAAAGTTATGGCGAATCATAGCCTCAAAGCAATCATCTTTATGGATGTCGTTAGCCCAACCGTAGTGGAGTAAAACCATCTCGTCGTGAGACAACAAACGCTCCGGCGCCTTATGTAAAGCCCGGAGCGTCTGCCGAATAATACTTGGTCTTGGTGTCAACGCACTCCTTGCGCTCGTAGCAGTGCTGGTTTGGTTTCCCATTCGTATCGTAAAGCGTCCTTAGCTGCAGAGATCATGCCAAGTAAAAGTAGCACACTTACCGCACAAATAACACCTGCACGAATAGAATCCCTAACAGCACGGTTACGGCTGAGGTAGGCTGTTCTGTGTGCTTCCAATGCATAAGCCTTCTCACGAGCCTGTCGGGTTTGCTCCTGTTGGTCTTGCCATTCTGCCATCCGGCAAGCCATACAAATCGAATCGTCATCCATCACGTTATGCGCACAGTCGTTGCATCGTTGCATCGTCTTTTCTCCCTAACCTTTAGTTGTCAAACGTCTCTGTCTCAATGGTCGGCTTGATCCGACTCTTACGGCGAATAGCCAACAGCCTTACCAAGTCTTCCTCTGGCATGTTCATGGCTTCAGCAAGCTTAGTAAGGTTGCTTGCTTGTGGTATCTTTTTTCCTTGCATCCAGTCGGATACTTGGGGCTGAGATGCACCAATACGTCTTGCTAACTCTAGTTGTGATAATCCTCTAATCATGTTCCATATATACCATATGTATATATTATTGTGTCAAGGCTTGCAATATATATACTTTTTTTGTATATTGTTTATGTACCAAGGGGTACGGGAGATAAAGACAATGGGACTTATACTTACAAGCGCAAACGGTTCATCAGGAAACAAAGTAGCAAAGTACATTGAAGCAGTACATCCAGAAATGAAAATGAGTACTGGCATTGCAATGAGAATTGCAAACGACATGATGGATAAAACAGAGCGTAAGCAGTTATCGCCACTAGGCAAACGAGAGTTTGCACGAATCATTGAAGAAGTATTGAGCGAAAACACTTACATCAATGAGTGGCCATACAAAGTTAGGTAAATGAGATAGCCCCCGAAAGGGGGCAGGGAGATAAAAGATGACAGTATATGCAGATGACTGGCTAGAGGTCTACATACCTAGAGACCTACTCGATGAGGTTGAGTATTACTCTGATGGTGGACACGGTTACAAGTGCGGTTCAGTCTTTGCCATGAAGCACGAAGAGACCGCAGACTACATTATGAGCAACCGCGACAGTCAGCTTGCAAAACACTTTGTGGATGATGGCGGTATTGATCTAGACAACCGGGTTGAAGTAATCAAGCACATTGATTACATAAATAGACGGATGGGAGAAGAGATTTGACAAGCAGCGAAACTATAGGGGCAATAGCCCCTGCACTCATCAAGGCACAAAGCCAAATGCAAGGCATCAGTAAGGAGGGTAAAAACCCAGCCTTCAAATCCAAGTACGTAACCTTAGATTCCATCTTGGACACCTTACGCCCTATCCTTACATCAAACGGCTTGATGCTTACACAGGGTAGCCAGCAACCTGAGACCATGCAGTCAGTTACCGTAGAATCCCGCATCATCCATACAAGCGGTGAATGGATCAGTACGACGGTAACCATCCCGGTAACCAAACCGGATGCTCACGGCTTAGGTTCAGCTCTTACTTATGGACGCCGGTATTCGGTCTCCGCTCTGCTGGCAATAAGTGCTGATGAAGACGATGATGCCAACGGAGCGATAGCACCCCGTGAAGATTACCGTAATGTTATAAAAGGCAACATTGTATCTATGACACCAATCAAGACAGCAAGACCACTGGAAGGAAATAGATAATGGCTTTTGACATCATAGATGGTGAGCTGTACGACGATGAGACCGGCGAATATGCCGGTCCTGCGTCCGGCTGGATAACAGGCAACGAATCACCGGAAGACCTTGCCTTGTTGGTCATGCGTAAACGGATGGACATAGAGGCAGCCATTGATGCCGAGACGGCTAAGATGCATACCATCTTGGCAAACTGTACGAACATCATCGGCAAGCAGACCGCAAGGCTTGAGTGGTTACAATCCAAGTACGATGCCGAGCTGCAAAACTACGCAATGAGCCAACTACCGCGCAAGGCTGACGGATCACTGAAAGCCAAGACGTGGACGTGCCCTTACGGTACGGTTGCTTTTCGTACACTACTCCCCAAGGTTGCCGTAGTGGATGAGGATGTTGCTTTGGCATGGGTACGCAAGAACTGTCCTGCAGCCATCAAAATCAAAGAATCCATCTTGGTGAGTCAACTACCTGAGCCAATCAAGAGCGCCATGCTTGAGAATCCAGCGGATGCTAAGAAGGCTGGGTTTGTGGTTCACCCTGAAGCACAAGCAGTTACCATCAAAACGGTATAATGCTAACACCCGCAAGGGAAACCAAAAAAAAAACAACTGATGCCGGAACTGATGAGGAAAGACCCGATCTAAAAAGTCGGGTCTTTTTTCGTTACCAATCGATGCTTACAAAGCCGCCGTTGCTTCCAAGCTCGCGCCATGCTCTAGCCTTGCGGTAGACACCGTCCCCTTCACGCTCTGGCTTGTCTTCGTCTTCCATTTCTGGGCTTGTATTACCCTCTACGGTTTTGACACCCCAAGGGAAAACACCTGTCACGATTCCGATATGAGCCAACCGGTTGAGCGGTGCAAACCAAAAGCATATCAAGTCACCGATACGCACCTTGGTAGGGTCTGCTTCAGCATCCTTCACCGATACCCAGTTCTTGGTACTTCTTGCCCAGTTGCCATGATCGGGACAGTAAGCCGAGCGTGGCCAGTCTAGGGGGATGCTTAGGGCTAGGTCATGAGCTGCATTCCGTAGCCGATAGACCACAAAGGCGGCACACCAAGGGCTACCGGGGGGGACAGGTGGAACTGTAGACGCTTGGTAGGTCTCAACCGCCTTGCCGCGATTGTCCCCGGTCTCCTGAACCCCGACATTATCTAGCGCTTCCTTAGCTGCACGTAAAGCGATTGGTCGTAGCATGATATATTCCTTTTGTCGACTTTATCTCCCGACACGGTGGGCAGTACTCCCGGTTGCTGTTTCCTCAACCTGCCCACCACCCCTTTCCTTTAGGCGAATGTCTCGCCATCATCCACACTAACCAACTGCGTGATACCTGCCGATGTGCTGTGGTAGTAAAGGTACCAGTTACCTAACCGCCAAGATATAGCCGTCTGGTCGTTCTGTACCCCGCTGGCTACCACCGCAGATGATGCCGTGATGATGTTTCCTTGCGGATCATAGATAACCCGGTGGAGGTCGTTGCCTGTATGCCGGAAGCAAACGATACGCTTACCCATGGGGTTGATTCCCACGCTTACGTGTGTCCCTGCTGCACTAACTACTGTTGCCACGGATACCGTCCCTCCCTCATTGTCTGTGTAGTAGGAATCAATCCCACCACCTGATTGCTTCTCAACCAAGATATACAACCTGCCGGATGCGCTCGTAGGGTCGTAGGCAATGGCCACGCAGTCAACCGCCGTAATGCTGGTGGTTACTTCGACAAAGTTGGTAGCGTTCGGGCCATCGGCAAAGTGAAGTACCACGGTATGTGATTCAACATTAGCATAGCAAAGTCGTTGGTTTGGGGCTACATCAACTGACAGACAACCACCTGCAGCCGTCAACGCACGGAACCAAGAACGGAACCGGTGGCTGGTATGTAGCGGATCTATACCGATATTGTTAGTGCCTTGTACGGCATCATGGTTGCTTTCACCTAAGCCCCAAGGTGTTGACGTGTAATATCGTCCTTGAGCATCCAGCGTGCTATCGGTTCCACGGTTCGCGCTAGTTGATGTAAGCAAGAGGTCAACTGTACCGGTGGTCTCAGGGTCTCCTGCGCTATCTAAGATAGCACCGTGAGCAATACCCCTGAGCAAGGAACCACCCGCTAAGTACAGCCCGGCTTCAGTGCCACCGTTGACATCAAACGGGTCATTTAGATCCGGTGGAAAGTTGCCATTGATACGGTCAAAGAGCGTCTGGGCTACGATGGTACCCTGCGCAAGCTGATGCCCGTAAGCAAAGTCTGTACCGGTTGTAGCGTGTGGTGTGGCAAGGATACCGCCACCCCTTAGCCAAGTGCTGTAGCCGGTAACTCCGTTGAGGAAACAATCCCGCAAGGGTGGTTGTGATGCCGAGCAGGTAGCACCAGCCGGGTATGCTACCGAGTTCGTTGCCACCCAGCCGGGATGCCGAACGATGCTATTATCCGATGCGTTGATCTGGTCGCATAGCTCGCTGATGGTTACCGGGTCAACGCTGTACGATGTAACCCCGGTAGCACCACCGACCGTCATCTGCCAGTAAACATCGCTTTCTTCTTCAGTCCTACCATCGCGGTCTTGTTGCCAAAATCGTCTACCGTAGTAGTACGTGGTGGTTTCTACCTCTGCAACGATTGCCGGTGTGATGCGCTCAAACGCCGCCGTGAAAGTATCCGGTACATAAGTGCTGTCCGTGTTGGTGTAGGTTAGGGTTGTTGTACCAATGTCAATAGATCCACTAGACACCCGTAACCGTTGACATGAAGTAATACCCCAGTAAGCCGAGTCTACAGACTCACTACCGGCAAAGCTGCTTGATGCAACATTTTTCCTTGGGTACGGGTTGTCCTTGTCATCCGTTGCCGGTAAGGCACCAAGGCTCCAAATGTCAGGGCTGCATAGGTCAAGGGTAACCGTGCTGTATGAGGTCGTAGGCGCCACAACCTGCCATCTTTTCGTGTTGCCGTGGTAATCAGTCAGTTCGATGTAGCCGGTTTGGTTGGTGCCGCTTTGTGCTTTTATTTGTATGGCAAGATACCGGTATCCGCTGGTGCCTTGGTAAGGCGTGTATGTCCTGTCGTTGCCTGTGCCGGGGATAGAACGGTTGTTTGTCTCAGCGATAGCCCAACCGTTGAAGCGGAAACCACGGAACAGCACACGGTTGTCGTTATCCGAATCACCGTTGGTTGTTAGTCCGGTGGTAGACAATGCAGCTGATATCCACTCTGGTACATCATTCAGCGATGTTGATAGGCTTGCGGTACCAACTACTGGGTCTGTAAGGCTAGTGTTTGCGCTGTAGTCGTTGAAGGTATCCTGCCCACCGTATGACCCGCCTGAGCTTAGAATCGTACGGGTGCCACCGTCATAACCGGTTACAAATACATTTAGGTTGTCGGGGTACGCACCCTCCCAAGCCCGTATCCTTCCGACAATAGAGACAGCACGAGCAAGGCATACCGTGGTGCTGATGGTTCCAGACCCTGACTGGTATATTCCAAACGCATCAACTTCACCTTCAAGCGATAATGACCACTCAGTAGCAGACTGCATCCCCTTAGTTTGTGCGTGTGTGATATCCGGTACGGTGGTTCCGTTTACCTTGATGTTAGTGACACCAAAGTTGTGTGTTTGTGGACCGGTGCAGAATCCGGAAGCACTTAGTGATGCTTTGTAGTTTGCTGTTTGCCTTGTGGCGCTTACGGTATTTGTAGCCGTGACTGTTGACCCGCCGACAGACAGACTACAGGTGGCGGTACTTCCAACCGTGCTACGTTCATACCAAGTATAAGACGTAAGGCTTGGAAACTGAGTTGGTGCGCTGGATGAAGAAAACGCAGCTTCGGCAACGTCCCAAAGTTTATCGGTTCCTACGCTTGCGCTGAATGCTCCGGCATACGTTGCTGAACCATAAGCAAAGTAAGCGGTAGATGTTCCTGATGCAATCGTTACCGTTGTTACTTGCGTGGCACCGTGGCCGTTGTTTACTGTAACAACCGCCTGTATATCCCATCCCCAAGTTGTCGAGTTGATGCCATAACTAACACCATCAACAGCTATTGAACCGGAAAAGCCTAAGTGATTACTGAATGTAAAGTCGGTGTGCTTATCTAGGTACTGGTCTTCCCAAGTTGGCGGAATCGCAATACCGATAGGGTTGATAAAAGTAATGGTTACGTCTTGCGTGTGATCCATTGCAAGCGTGGATGTACGGGTACCGTCAAGGTATGGCATTAGATTTTCTGCCCACGGTAAACGGCTTTGCGTACGCTAAACCCGGATGTCTGCTCGGTAACAAAGTCAATCGATGGGATACCGATAATGCGGTAATCACCCTTTGTAGTTGTTCCGTCCGGCTCCATGATACGCACCACATCACCAAGCCATAAAGGACGGTTGTTGGATGACAAGACCAGTAGATCCGATTCCCACTCAATCAAGATTCTTCCCGTAGTCAACCGGCTGTATAGGATGTCGCAAGCAGCATCAACAGCATCCTGTGTAGTTAGGGTTGGGTCTCTTAGTTGATACGGAACAGGACGCCCACGCCAGTTGTAGGGTCTACTTGCAGGTGCCGTGCTTGCAGTCTCTGCTGCACCGTCTACCAGTGACTTTGTAATAAACAAGCCGGTTGCTGGGTCTTGCCCTACAACCTGCACCTGTGTTGCCTCTGGTGTTTCGTAGTGGCTTGACATAGCCCGTACAACACGCTTAGGGCGTAGTACTTCAGTAACACCTGCAGTGGTTGCAGCTGCGATGCTTTGGTATAGCGTTATGGCTGGAGTGGTTGTAGCCAGTGCCGGGTCAATCCAGTAATACAAATATCCGGATGTAGTAGGCATCCAGCCGGTGATGTAGTTAGCAGCGTAGTCGTTCTTGAGCTTGTCTATGTAACCACCGACCGTGTCGAAAAAGTCAGGAGCCAAAGCATATTGACCCTTTGAAATGTTAGGGCTGTACGGCAAGTCGATAGATGGAAAGTCACCACCAAGGTAAGGTCCTGAGCCATCTGGATAACCTGCTATATCTAGCAAGTCCAATAAAGCACTACTAAAAAGCAAACCATCATAAGGGTAAGACTCAACGATGTAAGCGAGGTCAAAGTCACGGCTACGATCTTGCCCGGCATAGACAAACACCGACCAGTCCCTCGTCGTATCGCCTTGCTCGTATGTAATCTCTGGTGGTGTAAGGGTGCCACGGAATACGTCTATGTATGTTGGTGAGACTGCCCCATCGCTTAGGGCAATCCGGATTGGTCGGTCTGAAGTAATCTGCGGTTGGTCGACTCCCGCATCCGTGATGGGCTTCCTGCGGGTTGTTAGGCTACACGTAGCCCTTCCGTCATCGTCAACACTGATACTCACCCGCTCAACATCACAGGTGATGTCTACCGGATCATTAGCGGTTGAACCGGCAGCAGGCTGGTAAACCATATCAACTTCGTAGAATCCATACGTTGCCGCACCGGTTGCACTTGTAAGGCTTACCTTTGCCCGTACGTTAGTGATGACACCGTTAGGTGTGTATGCTGTTAGGTCATCCTTAACCACGCTATACGAGGCGGATGCAGTGCCGGTGCCTATCTGGTCATACGCAAAGGTATCAGTAAAGGTTGCACCGGTGGGAGGTGCATACCGTAACTTCTTCACCGGGCTGACGGCATAACCTGACGTAGCAAATTGCAGCTTTGCCAGCTGAACGGATGCTTGCCCAGCAGGTACCAACCAAGAGAACGCGGCGGCAGGTGTGATCGTATTACTCGTCAATGCAGACAGGTCACCAAAGACATGGCTAAAAGCCAAGCCATTAGATGCAACCACGACAAGCTCACGCCGTCGGCAGGGAATCATCATAATGGTGATGAACTGGGAGTTTACCGAGGATAGAAAAGCAACGTTAGCAGTTGGTGCGATGTTGGAATCATTCTTTTGATAACTACCAACTAGCACTCCAGACTTGTACACCTGTGCGCTTCCGTTAGCCCCAAACCAGACCTCTACGGAACCAGCCGAACCAACGCCCCACCCTGCCTTAAGAATCGTGCTATCGTCCGAATCCTTTAGCCCCGGTACATAGAGGGACAGATAGGCTGATTGGTTAGCACTCCATGCCGTGGTAAGCGTAGCCCGCTCGGTAACATTCAAGGACTGTAGGTAATAATCTCCGGATGCTTTTATCTGCATCTGCTTCCATGATGCCGCAGTTGGTAAGGTGTAGTCGGTCTTTTGAAATCGGGCGTAGTTACCAGCAAAGGTTGTACGCCATGCAGCCGTAGTCGGTAGAGGAGCAAGCATCAAGGTTAGGGTAGTAGGGTCAAGCCATACACCGCTGCTCTTGGCTAAGTCCCATGTAGTACCGTCAGCTGCAACAACCAACCGCCCCTTCTGTGGGCGTGGTTCCGGGCAGTCGACTTCGATCAATAAAGGCCAAGCGTTCGCCATCAGAACCTCTTCATAATTCCGGGCGTACCGTTGCGCCTTGCTTCATCACGGATAACAGATCGAACTGCTCGTTCCAACTCAGTACCGGCAGGTATCAAGCCACGGTTACCACCGCCCATGAAATCACCCATCCGGATACCACCACCACCGCCTACAGCCATCTCGGCAGCCGTAACGCCCATCTGTCCAAGTTGCCCACCACCAAGCGTCTCACGGCGTAGGGTAAGAGCATCAGCCGCTGTTTTCGTATTGTCTGCAATCCTGCCAATGTTGTCAGCGATTGACGGTCCACCTAAACCACCACCGGTGCCTTGGGCACCACCGTAAATCATGCCACCCGGTAAACCTTGCGGGCTGAGGTTACCCATGATTGCGCGTTGATATTGCTCTGCTATTGCGTTTGCATTTGCAGCTACACCCGGAAGCATAAAGTAAGGCGAACTTGGAGCCATTTTAGGTGGTTCTAAATTCTGTGTAGGTATTGGTATTTGCCCTGCATTTGGAGCTAGTATTCCGCTACCTTTAAACGGCTTTACCCCCGGCAAGTTCACCATTCCAAGAGTAAGTATTTGAATGGCTATTTTTATTCCATCAAGGATAGGTTGAAAGAACTCAGCAAAAGAAGTGCCAAAGTCTTTTATACCGGTTTGCATTGTAGACATAAACTCATTCCACTTACCGGCAGCCCATGTATATGCTTCACCAAAATAATAAATGATTGAGTCTTTTACGAACACAAAACCAACGCCAATATCGTGTATCAGTGCGTTCCAGAAGTTAGGTATCTGGCTCATGTAAGCCATGATGTTTGCGATTGCGCCGATCATAAACTCTTGAAAGTTAGCAACACCTGTACCACTTAGCATCTTTGCAAAGACATCCTGAACCACACCGGACTTACCAACAGCCGAGAACACCTCACCTATCTGCTTGCCAATGTTAGTAATCAAATCAATAAGGCGCATGGTGCCACCTTCAGCACTACTGAAGATATCAAGGATGCCACGACCAATCGGAAGGAAGGCTTGCTCTAGCGCATCCTGTAGATTCTCAAACGTAGTCAAGGCAGAGGTGGTTGCCTTGGGTAATTGCTCAAGCCCTGCAATAATCTTGCCGATGGCAACGTCTGCTGACATCCCCATCTTCTGAATGGCTTCAGTGGATGCCGTGCCAAAAGCAGATACCAAGACCTGTCGGATCTGTGGGACGCGCTCGGCTATCTGGTTGATTTCTTCAGCTGATATTGCTCCCTTGCTGGCTATCTGACCAAGGGCAAGGATGACCCCGTCCAGTTCTGATTTGCCTTTGCCAACCAATGCAAGCGCATTGCCAAAAGCCATCAATGCCCGTTCGGATGTTTGAGCAGATAACCCTGCGGCTTCAAGGTTAAGAACACCTGCACGAACCTCTGTAAGCCCCAATCCGGGGAGTTTTGCTATCTCCTGTAGCCTTGCCAGTTGGGCTTGCAGTTCCTGTGCATTCTTCGCATATGCAGCCAAGCCACGAACCTGTGAGTCGTAAGCCATTGCAGCTTGTACCCCGGTTACAGAAGCGAAAGAGTTTTGTGCTATCTCGAATAGCCGGGTGGCATCTGCCGCAGTGCGGATTGCTTCACCTACACTTTTAGCCGACTGACCTACCCGGCTCAAAGCACGAACAGCAGCGGCTTCACCAACTACAGAAATCTTAGCCGTCAGTTCCGCTACTGTCATTACCTGCCTCCGAACAATGCACCCAGCATCTCGACCTGTTGCTTTTCTATCTCTTGTCCAATCATAGCCACCTCGGCTATTTGGTCAAGGGTTAGGTCGGTCTCTGATGGGTGCCGGTTGAGATACTTCACGGTGTAGTAAGCAACCTGACTTGCTACACCTCTAAGGCGTTTTTTGCTTCTTTTACCCGACCCTGTAGGTCATCGGTCGGGTACCAAGAGATGAACTCCCCAAGGATTCTAAAGAACGTTTGTTTACTAGTACGTGCCAGATTACCAAAAGCCCGTAGTGGTGATTCTTCTGAGCTATCAGTAGGGTCTGCTACATAGCAACGACCAAGCAAGTAAATCTGATAAAGCATCGCTTCGGGAAACTCAGCAAAGGCTACACGCAGTGATCCAAGTTCTTTAGCATCAGGGAAGAGGTCTGCCGCCTTCGGTTCACGGAAGCGGAGTTCTGCGCCGTCACCAGCGACATCGGACAGGTCTACGGTAAGTAGACCCTTGTCCGTGTCTTTAGGTATTTGTTTTAGGGATTGAAGTGCCATGGCTTAGTGTACTACGACCAAGCAGTAGTCACGCCATTCGCTCCAAGGGTAATGGTTGCCGACTCGGTCAAAGCCTCTTCGTTTGCGATGTTGAGACCAGTACCGGTTACAACGCCTACAAAGGTCTTAGCGGTAAGGGTTCCGGGTGTAACTACAATCTGGCAGTAGTAACCGTCTTTGCCAAAGAAGATAGGGTTTACAACGGAATCGACCAAGAACTCGACCTCAACGGATCCGTTAGCCTTGGTGACCTGAGCCTTGTTTTGAGCATCACAAAGTGCGCTAACATCCACGGTATTGACCGATGAACTAAAGCGTACCGAGCGAGCAATACAGGTATAAGTCTCAGCCGTGAAGGCTGAAGGCGTACCGTCTTGGTAGCCACCGAAAGCGACCGTGACAACACAATTCTCACCGATAAGCGCACTTGTTCTTGTAAAAGGCATAATTTACTCCTACTGTTGCGTGACGAATCGGTACACCGCTGTCACTCCAAAATCTGTACGACCACCACTTTCCAAGCCGAACGTTTGAGCAGTTGATTCCCGCCTAACATAAAACCTTGGCGTGGTACTCGAAACGTGAATATTGTCTAGTAGTGTGTCAATGCGGGACATGATGGTAGCCGAGCTTGACATCGATACCGCACCTGTAGCAGTATCCCACACGGTGATTCTATAGGTTGGGTAGGTGAAGACCCGGCTACCGCATAGCGTGTCTTGGTCTTGCCCAGCACTGCCAGCACGGTCAAAGACCACGTAAGGTGTAACCGGTTGCTTGCGTGATATCGGGTCTATCTGTGGAGCAATGGTGTTATAGATTGACATCTGGAAACCGTTGGGCTTGTTATCAGGTGCAAGCAAACCCATCAAGGTAGCATCACCTGTCAGGGTGTCGTAGATCCACTGCTCAATCACCGCTGGTTCAAATGCCATTACTTGTTACCCTTCAGTATAACTTTTACCGCAGCTTGAAAAGCCGGGGCTTCCTTTTCAACTGCCGGACGCAGGAACGGTCGAGCCGGTACGTGGTTACCAGACTTTGACATCCAACCAAGTTCCAGCGGTATGCCGTACTTTGCACCAACTGAAACCTCTGCTGATGTCTTGCCGGTCATCTTGCTTTGGATGCTGTTTGCCAGTTCACCTAAATCATTATTCGGTGGAGTGCCGGGAGGGCTTGACCAGTGCGGATGTTCTTTGCGTCCGGGATACTTTTTGTATTGCCCGTTTGACATCTCGATGCTTTGTTTTGCGTTGCCTTCGATGTTAGCTGCAGCAGTACCTACAGCAACAGAAAGTTGGCGTAGATTCTTTTGATAAGAATCTAGCCGTACTTTCTTTAGGCTTACCGACATCTTTATCACGGAGCAAGAACCTCAATCTCAAGCGGACCGAAACGTCTTACCGTGGTACTGACCGTGAAGGATACGGTTATCCGAATCATCGCTGCAGTAGGATATGCAGCCGGGTTTAGGATGCTTAGAATACCTTGTGCGCTGTACTGCTTCGTAAGGGTCACGGATCCAGATGGAAACGTATACGTGGACCCCGTAGCAATGTTGGTAAAGGTTACGCCGAGAGTGCCAGTGGTAATGTCAACAGGGCTACCCAACTCATCCACCAAGCGCACCACGTAACTGTGCCAATCACCTACCCACGCACTGGCTTGTATGACCTGCTGAGGGTCTTCGGTCAAATCATAAATCAATGCCATTAGATGTCCCTCACATAGATGCGCAAAGGTCCGAACACCTGCGTATCAGATGCACCTGTTGTGCGTGTAATCGTTGCCGTGTAGGTACCCGGAGTGTTGGTTACCGTGGTGTCAATGGTAAACGTAGCCCTGCCATCAGCTGCATAGGTTGCCGTACAAGCGTACGTGTCTACCAAGGTTGCACCGGAGTTGTAGACCTTAGCCGTTACCGTTGCGCTCGTGATGTCAATCCCGGCGCCGTTGTTGTCTACACACTGAATGTCTACGCCGTGCTGTGCGCCCTTCTGGATGTCCAGTGGATCACTTGCTCCTAACCCGTCAGCCTTGACCTCATAAGGCCCCATCCGTACCAGAGCGGCAGAGGTGATAGGCGTTAGTAAGTCTGCGCTGATGTAGTCTGTACCGTTGTGCAGTAGTGCGCCTTCAAGCTCATCTGCCGCCGCAGTACTACCGCTGATAGATGCCACGTTACTATTCTGGATAGCATAACCAATCGAGCCAGCGGTTGCATAGGATGTGCCAACTGCATCAAGAACAGCCGATGCAGTCTGTGCAGATGTCAATCCACCAGAGGATAACTTGACTGTCATTACCGCGCCGTTAGTACCGCTTGCACCACGCACCACGATAGTCACGTCATCAGCACCAGCAGCCAGTGCAGCGTCAGGAATGTCGAGTCTGTACACGCCCGGCATATTGGTAGCGTCTACCTCCGCAAAGCCGCCAGAAGTCCACGCCTGAGCGATGGTACGGGCTACCAGCGGGATTGATACAGATGCTGTGCGTGTCCGGTTGTAGCGAGCTGATAGACCAGCGGTGGATGCTGTTAGACCTGTAGCACCAAGGTAGAGTTCGATGGATTGTGATGTGCTACCGGGGGCTATTGTGATGCTGTTCGTATCAGATGGATTGAAGAATCGAATCACATTGTTCCGACCTGCAAATGTGTAACTTGCTCTGTCTGGTGTTGTTTGATACCAAGGTACACCATCGATATCGGTTGCAGGTGCGCCAGATACAACACCGCTCGCGATTGCACGACTACCTAAATAAGGTCCGAAGAATGAAGGTGAAGGAATACCGGCAAGTGCGGAGTATCCGTAGTCAAGACCAATCGTGCCACCCCGAATGGTGTTAGCACCAACAGCCATATTAAAGTAATCACCAAATACAACATTGTAATCTTCGTCGCAGGAGCCGATTACTCCGCCCTGTATATAACCGTTGAATGCCATCAATATGGAGTTTCTCACAACAGATGGAGTGGCGGTGTTAGAACTGTACAACGCCAAACTAATGCCACCCCCCAAAGCAGTGCAGTTATAAATAACAACATTTCCACCATTTGTATTACTAGAACCAGATGGTGTTGTTGCCATATTTATAAGTGTGCCGATACAAAAACAATCCGTTATCGTCAATCCCACGTTATAGTTACCGCTATGTGTTGGCACACCAAACGCAATAGCGATTGATGCCAACGGTGCAAAAGTACATTTTGAAAATGAAGCGTTTACCGCTACACCCGCTGATGTTGTCATGCTAACAGATGGTTGACGTAGATTAGAAAATGTGCATTTTGTAAAACTAAAGTCTGAACACGTTGTCAGGTTTAAAGCAGCCTGACTGACTGTCGTTCCGTAGCCTTCAAAATAGATGCCGTCAAAACTCCAGTAACTGCGACTGGTAGCGGTTAGCATCGTAGCGTTAGTCGGGTTTGCTGTGTCACTTAAAATGTTCGTGATGCGTACAATACCGGGTGCGATGCCGCTGATGTTTTGAGTTGAGCCAGCGTCTCCGATGAACTGGATAGTGTTTCCTGCTGTGCCAGATACACCAAGTGTATACGTGCCACGATAAGTGCCGGGAGCGATATAGACAATGTCACCTGCTCCAGCAGTTGAGAACGCTATAGCCAACGATGTAGGAGCATTGACAGTGCCGGGATAGGCGGCAGAGCCAGATGAACTAACGTATGCGGTTGCCATTATTCAGCCGTTCCATTCACAATCTCTGCACCCATCAACGGTACAAAACGCATGACAAGGTCGTATTGAAATTGGTAGTCCTGCTGTGGAAACCACTGGAATACACTTGTCCCATTAGGCCCAAAGTCAGCAACGAACACGCCATCATCGGTGTAGATTTCACCGAACACCAGCCAGTCATAATTTGGTGTTAACTGCTGTTCGATGCGTACATTTTGATAGACCATTACTTGCCCACCTTCAGCGAGTTCGCCTGCACACCCTTGAAAGGCATCGTGAGGAAGCCCAGCGCAGCAGACATCGCAGCAGTAAGACCAGCCGCTACAGCCTTGCTCCCGTACAGTGCCATCACTGCGCCAAGCTCGGCAATGTCCTTGGCTTCTGCCGTACGTACGCCATCACCAAAGACCGTGCTGAAGGACGCGACGAATGCGATCAAGACAACCACCAGTAACCTGCCAATGCTTATGCTACCCATGCCGTGCCTCCAGTGCCGCTACTCGCTCGCTCAGTCGCGCTATCGCTTTTTTGATAATGACCAAGTCTGCCTCGGTCTGCTTTGCATCGTGAACCAAGATGCGGATGTCGCTCTTGATATCAAAAAGCATTTTGTATAAGCCGCTGATACTTGCTATCAAGGGAATCACAATCACGGCTCCAAGCTGCATCCATTCTGCCATCACGCTACACGCTCCACCAGCCCACAGTGCTGTACTAAAAGTTCGGTCTGTCCAAAGTCTGATCCGACAACATCGTAATACTTGGAATCATCACCTACCCGGTACACCCTATCCTGTGGCATCACATCAGCCCCTACAGCAATGATTAGCGTCCACTGGGCAGATGATGCAATCGAGCCACCTACAATCGATTCTGTGTCACTCTGGTTGGTTAGGCGTGCGTTATACTCTGCAACCTTGCGCCATGTCTCAGTGACTCCACCACGGCCATCTTCGGTCAAGGTGAAGCGGTGAATCTCTACGCGGTCTTGGCACAAGTTGCGTACCATGCCGGCTTGGATGGTTGAGCGGAGGATAGGACTCATGCGAACACCACCGGTCTAAACTTGTCTGCCATGGTCAAGCAGTTCTGCATCAACTGGCTAAGCTTGACATCGCTTGTGCCTTCCTTAGCATCGATGTCTGCCGCTACTCTCGATGCCTTGATAAGCCACGCTTGCCGGGTTGCCATGCGTACGTCGTAGCGCTCTACGTTGATCGGGCCAGCATCAACCCAAGTTAGGTTAGGGTCGCTTGTGCCTTCGTCTACTTCCCAGCCTTTGAACTGATACGGCGGATAGGCAGGGAACTCTGGTTGTGTAGCCCCTGAGGTACCGGCTACCCTGCACTCGTATACCCGTCCGTTGGGCGTTGTAGGAACCACACGGTCACCGACGGCGTAAGTGGTTGCCGCTGTCCAAGTGGTGAAGCGGGAAAAGGAATCAAGGATGGAGCCGATGTCCGTAGTAGACATCTGCGGGTAACTTTGAGCGGACACAAATAGTGATACTTGTGCGATTGCCTCGGCTCTGGTCATCATGGTTTCAGTATCCCACACAAAGGAAAAGCCCCCGGCACGTCTGCCGAGGGCTTGAGATAAGAACCGCTAGGCTTATGTAGCTGCGGATGCTCCGACGATAAGGC